ATGTGTGGACGTTTTGCACAAGCCCAAACCCGTGAAGAATATTTGGCCTACCTGGTTGATGAAAGCGATCGCGACATTGCATATGACCCTGAACCAATTGGCCGGTACAACGTGGCGCCCGGTACCAAAGTCCTGCTACTGAGCGAACGAGACGAGCAGCTGCATCTCGATCCGGTGTTGTGGGGCTACGCGCCCGGGTGGTGGGATAAAGCGCCACTGATTAACGCGCGCGCCGAGACGGCGGCTACCAGCCGAATGTTTAAACCTCTCTGGCAGCATGGCCGGGCGATCTGCTTTGCTGACGGCTGGTTTGAGTGGAAGAAGGAAGGCGACAAAAAACAGCCATATTTCATTCACCGCGCTGACGGCCAGCCCATATTCATGGCAGCGATCGGCAGCACGCCGTTCGAGCGTGGTGATGAAGCGGAAGGTTTTCTGATTGTGACGTCAGCAGCTGACAAAGGCCTGGTCGATATACATGACCGCCGGCCGCTGGTTCTGTCGCCAGAAGCGGCCCGGGAGTGGATGCGTCAGGATGTTGGAGGGAAAGAAGCGGAAGAGATCATTGCCGGCAGAACAGTGCCCGCCGACAAGTTTATCTGGCATGCCGTGACGCGAGCGGTGGGCAATGTGAAGAACCAGGAGCCGGAGCTGATCCAGCCTCTTTCTTGAGTCTGATGTTCATATCGGTAATCTGTCATCAATTGCGCGGTTGATGAAGAACGTCACCCGGCCTAGCACTTCAACCTCTTCCAGCGCGACCCCTTCTATCGCTTCGCCGTCATCGGTGATGAGAGCCTGTCCCATGAGCTTGGCGAACTGGGTTCGGCCTTGGCACAAAATGAGCAGCACATCGCCGGGCGCGCTTTTCGCTGCAGGCTCAATGATGGCAAAGCCGGCATCAGTTTCTAGCACCTTGCTCTCAGCGCCCACATTGCAGATTATCTCTGGCGAGAGCTGGCGCTCGACGTAATCGTTAGCCGGTGACGCAAATCCCATTATTGCACCCTCCCCATATTGCGTAAGATCCAATAGCGGTTATCGCTGCTGTCGGTAGTCTTATCGGCGAAGTCTTTTTGATAGCGCTCTATCCAGGCGTTCGCATCTTCTCGCGTGTAGTGCCAGTTGAACTCCCGCAGCTTTTCAATGAAGCTATCGGTACTCAGGTAGAGGTAACCTTTGGGGTTAAGCTGGATTGCCGTAACGAAAGCGGCATGAATGTCTGCTGTGCGTGGCATGATTATCTCACGAAATAACTGTATGTATACACAGTATCGCTAAATGTGAGGGTCGATCAAGTTCATGTCAGGTGCTACACTTCAGGCCTTTCCGAATCCACTGATTTCTATAATGTTAAAGTTATTCGCCAAGTACACATCAATAGGTGTTATCAACACGCTCATTCACTGGGTTGTGTTTGCTGTATGCATTTACGTGTTCAACACGGGACAGGCTCTTGGGAACTTCACAGGGTTCGTTGTGGCGGTGTCATTCAGCTTCTTTGCCAATGCCAGATTCACTTTTAAGTCGTCAACAACCACAATGAGGTACATGCTCTATGTGGGATTTATGGGCACTCTTAGCGCTGCTGTAGGTTGGTGTGCCGATAAGTCAGGCATGGCCCCCATCATCACACTTATCGTTTTCTCTGCCATCAGCCTTGTGTGCGGCTTCATCTATTCAAAGTTCATTGTCTTTAGGGATGTGAAATGAAAATTTCTTTGGTCGTTCCGGTTTTTAATGAAGAAGAAGCAATTCCAATCTTCTACAAAACCGTTAGGGAGTTTGAAGGGCTTCAACAGCATGAAGTCGAAATGGTCTTCATTAACGACGGCAGCAAAGATGCGACTGAATCAATTATAAACGCACTGGCTATTGCCGATCCTCTTGTGGTTCCTCTGTCTTTCACCCGCAACTTCGGGAAAGAGCCTGCTTTGTTCGCCGGCCTGGACCACGCTACCGGCGAAGCAATCATTCCGATTGATGTTGACCTTCAGGACCCGATTGAGGTAATTCCTCATCTCATCGAGAAGTGGCAGGCAGGCGCTGACATGGTTCTGGCTAAACGCTCTGATCGCTCAACAGATGGCCGACTGAAGCGTAAGACCGCTGAGTGGTTCTACAAACTGCACAATAAAATCAGCAATCCAAAGATCGAAGAAAACGTTGGCGACTTCCGGCTTATGTCCCGCGAGGTGGTAGAGAACATAAAACTCATGCCAGAGCGGAACCTCTTTATGAAGGGCGTACTAAGCTGGGTCGGTGGGCGCACAGACGTTGTTGAATATGCCCGCGCAGAACGCGTTGCAGGCAATACCAAATTCAATGGATGGAAGCTATGGAACCTTGCTCTTGAGGGGATCACCAGCTTCTCAACATTTCCACTGCGGATGTGGAGTTATATTGGACTTTTCGTTGCTGGCATAGCTTTCCTTTATGGAGCATGGATGATTATTGACACCCTTGCATTTGGAAATGCAGTTAGAGGTTATCCATCCCTTCTTGTTTCGATCTTATTCCTTGGGGGTGTTCAATTAATTGGGATTGGTGTACTTGGAGAATATATCGGAAGAATTTATACCGAAGTAAAACAGCGACCAAAATACATCCTAAAAAAACTTAAATAGAGGATAGCGAAGGTGTTGGATAACATATTCTATAAAAACACAAACATCAAAAATATATATTTATTATATTTTATATTGGGCTTGATTTTTACTATGCCTATTTTGATGGCTAATGTGTATTATGTTGATGACCTGATGCGTGCATCGACAGGTATTTTAGGATGGGTGACTCTTGGAAGGCCATTGTCTGACATAACATTTCAGTCATTATCAGCATCAAGCCAAGCTGTTGATATATTCCCCTTGGGCTTAATATTGTCAGTTATTGCTCTTGCAGCTTCATCAACGGTAATGATTGTGACGTCGGGGATGAAGCAAACCCTATGCAATGCGTTAGCATTTTCATTGATTTGGTTTAACCCAATGATGCTTCAAAATCTTTCTTATAGATTTGATTCATTATCTATGTCACTGTCAATTTTATTATGTGTATTTGCAACGCATCTAATTTTCAAAAAAAATTTCTTTTTGACGTTTTTTTAGCATTCCTTTCTTAATTGGCAGCCTCTGCTTATATCAACCTTCCATTTTTGTATTTTTAAGTTGTTTTACTCTCATTTGGTTATACAAGATATCCAATCAGGAGTTTACTCTGAAGGATGTAACCTTAACCGCAATGAAAGCAATACTCAGCTTTTTATTGTCATATCTTGTTTATTCAAAATGCATATTATCTTATATCTCATTCTCTAACACCAGAAGCGAACTTATCTTCGCTTCTTCAGGGTCATATGAGCATATTACTCTATATTTCAAAACGGTATTTAGCCAACTTGAATCCTTATATGAGTCTGGTTACGAAACAAGTTTGATACTTTTATTGATTTCACTAATTGCAGGCATCGCCGCTATGATGAAATCACCTGTTAAAAATAAAAAGAGAAAACTCCTCTCTATAATAATATTGGTCATGATTGGTCCAGTTGCATGTTTTATTTTGACATTCATGCCAACAGCAATTTTAAAAGAGGCAATAACGGCGCCTAGAGTTTTCATGTCATTTGGGTTTATAATTAGTTGTATTTTTATAGTAATATCAAAATCAAGATTTGCTTTCGTTATTGCATTTTTTTCATATGCAATCCCGACATTAGCATTAAGTTTTTCATATGGTAATGCTCTAAAACAACAAAGTGATTACGATAACCTCACAGCATTAGAAATAATGAGAAGCATTGATGGATCAAAAGAAAATGCTATAATTTATGGCATAAACGACTCGCCTTTGATCGTTCAACAAATAATCAGTAGCAAGCCATTTTTGAAACATTTGCTGTCACCTTCCTACGATTGGACAATGTCGTTACGGCTACAAAATTATAATGCCAAAAACATATCATTCGCATTTAACAGGAAATTAAAAAATCATGTCGCGAAAATTATATGCGATAATAAACATAAGGCAGAAATAATCAGTGGGAATATAGCCACTTATGGTGTAGATGGTTACAGATTGATTTCACTATCTGGCGAGTTACCTTGCAAATAAGTGAGTGGAAGCCTGGCAAAGCCAGGCTAATTTTTAGTTAATGAAATGAAAATAACTTTTTACAACAACCAATGAACTTGTCGTACCTTTGTTAATCAACCCAACCTTTCCGCCTGAATAGTCAGATACAGGTTGTTGAACAGTTGCCCCGGTGGTTGGCTTGACCGTTATCGAGGGAGTTGTTCCTGCAAGCCCAGCCGTCAACATAAACTCCCCTGTGACATCGCACGTGAAAGTCCCGACAACAGTTGTCGTACCAAAAAGCATTTTTGAAACCTCTATGCCATTTGAAGTGCGTTTTACCACGACTCCACTTTGTGATGTGGGCTTATAGTAAAAAACGACACCGCATTCGACAGGAAGGGAGGATAAAACAATGTTTTGGACATTAGGTGATTTAGTCGCACCAAACATATCCGGGGCTTCATCATTAGCTGTTTCTGCACCATATGATATCAAAAGATCTGCTTTATTTCTGACCTGCCCATATACTCCCTTTATAGCATTTTCTGCCAAAAATACTGACGCATATTGACAGCATGATTCTTTCAGTTCTCCTCTAAATAACAATGCGGGAGGATATACCTTAGTAGGAGTTCCATCGTAAATAACCTCAACTTGATTAAGACCTTTTTTTAAGGTACCTACATGAGTAGTCAACTTGTTAGTAAATGACATAACGCCATTGCTCGCTATTTTTCCAGTCAAATAAGCAACATTTCTTGAATCTTGCTGCTTAATGGAAAAAGTATTCCCCCTTCCGGTAGTGACATAGATGGGATTGAGTGGTTCAAAAATCACCATGGATACATCAGTAGTATCACACCATATGAAATATCGTATTGTAATATTTTCTTTAGAAGGCGTAATGGTTCCCCAGCCTGTTAAGCCATTAAGGTAACTATCGCCGCTCATTCTACTCATTGTAACGTCATATGTAGTATTCGAAGGAAAGCCTACAGGTTGAATATCATTATCAACATTCGGTACGAAATTATTTCCCTTTTTCGCTGTATGAACCCGATAGGGCATAACTTGCCTTGCTGCATACGCACCGATATATTGATGGCCCAGAGGAGCAAAATGCGTATTATCAAACGCGCCATCTGTCGGGCGCCGAGCAATATCTTCAAGCGTATAGCTTCCGAGGTCTCTGTACATCTCAGTTACTGGCTGAGAGAGATCGAGGAACTCTACCGCAGGGAACAGGCGTTCAATATGCTTCTTGATTGATGCCTCGAGAGCCGCCCATTGTGAGCCATTCTGGTTCATTGAAACAACGCAGACAGCACATCCATAGCCCCATGCTTTACGGATAAACTGCTCAAAACGGAATAGATACTGATCGAATCCTAACGTATCAAGTTGCCCGTTATCGTTAACTCCCATCGACATAAAACAAACATCTGGTGACGTGTTACCATAGGCAGTATTTTTAAAAAATCCATGGTCGAAATTGCGATTAGCCCAACCATCAATAAGACGCTTCCCCGAAGATGCGCAGTTTTCTGCTTTAAAGATGAAAGCACCATTTTTGGTAAATCTGTTCAACCAGTCAATAAACGTGCGAAACCAAGAGCCAGCTCCACCATTGCTATTATGATCGTAGTTTGTTGAAGAGAGGTCACCATTTACATCCGTTGGGTTAGCTATCCACCCCGTTCCGTATGCACCGTCTGTGATCGAGTCACCAACGACACCAACCCGGCATTGCGTATTGCGCCGCGCAAACTGGTTTATTACATTGAAAGCAGTGTATTTGCTTCCATGAGTTGCCAGTGAAACATCAAACACATGCTCGTTGCCCCATGGGTCACGTGTAAGGATTTGTCCCTCCCCAACAAATTTGGTTACGTCATCGTCAGGTAGCAAATTACAGCGTACAGTAAGGCCTTTCGGAATGTAAATTTTGCCAGGGAATGCATAGGACGCATCCCTGTTGTCTGTTGTCTGGTCGATTACAAATCCAGCCACGTAATAGCATGAAGTTGCATCAGTGCGATATTGGCCACGTTGCAATTCAGTACGTAGAACGGTATCTCCTACGCTAAGCCATTTCCCAACCCCAACTCCGCCAGATGACTTAGGCGTTGAGTTAGCAGGGACTACTTTTGGTCCTCCTGCAAAGGACCCAGTCCACTTGTAATAAGTGTTATCAGCGGTATTGAATAGTACCTCGTTTGGATTGGAAACCGTCGCTCCTGTAGTGAATGTAACCCCTGAAAGAGTGACGTAACCAAAAGCATTCATCACTTGTTGCGCAAGATAATTAATACCTTCGATTGTATAATGCTTCTTTCCAAAACGATTAGTATAAGTCCATCCCATAGACGTAACGAACTCGTCGATTTTACCTGCGTTAAACTTTAGATCACGCGGGGATTCGCTCGGTACTGGCAGATTAGTAGGTGTAGTGGCCATATTGATTCCATAGAAAAAAACCCGGCGCGGTGGCCGGGTTCGATTGGTCGGGGACGGTTCTTATTGGTAGATGGCGTCGCTGTATTCCGCGACGGTTAGAGATACCGTGTTATCTGTGTTCGGTTTGATGCTGTTGACCGTCCATAGCTGACTGTCCAGTTCCTCAACTGTCGCAATGAGATAACGCGATGGGAGCTGCACAGTGTCTCCGTTCCATATATTGAGCTGAATGTCGGGTATTGCTGCGGTGAATCCATACTTCGTGTCGCTACGGGCGGTGGCCGGATAGCGCACCGTCGGATTGCCCAGGCTGTCGGTCACCAGCACATACATTGAACCGGTAAACGCGATCGGCTCACTGGTATCGAAGTTATTCCCGGCACGGCCGGTGATGTACCCCTGTTGCTGGTTGCTGTCGTAGATGTCTGGCATCTGAATGACGCTTCCAACCTGGATAATGCCGTCTTCAAACACTTTGGCATTCATCTTCACGCGCGAGTAGATCAGGCGCTTAGTTTCGCGTAATGCGCGCTCCCGCGCCTGGTACTCGTTACGGAATCCGACGATCTCCAACTTGTTCGGGTTCTCGGCTTCCTGTTCGACGATAGAGCCGTCCAGGACCCGGTAGTTGATATAGGTCTTATTGTTTGTTGTCGGGTGAACGTAGGACACCTGCACGCCGTCGTAGCCGCCAGGAAGCGTGGCTTCGTACGTCATTTTGTACTCGTCCGTCTTCATGTTGGCCCGGTTGAATACTGCAGCCGGATAGTCGACTTTTTGGTCTCGGGTAAACGTCAGAACGCCATCATCCCAGTACGCTACCACCGACGCCGCATTACAGATAGCCTGCACGCGGTCGCCCAAAGAGTCGTTCTCGTCGTCAAAGGTGTAGTCGAAGTAACCCAGGCGCTCATCAGGCAGGCTTTCAGCGATTGAGTACAGTCCGTACAGGTCAATGCTGCTTACCGACTGCTCACCCATGATGAGCCAGGTGTGTGTCACCGCATCAGCGAACGAGCGAGACGGTCGCAGCGTGTAATCCAACGCCTGCGTGTCGAGGTCGTACGTGATGGTGTGGCGGGTCACCAGTGCGTTATATTTGCGCTCACGGCTCCCCAGTGCATTCTCTGTCGCCCGGACTTTTACGCGCACCAGCATATCAGTTGGGTGGACGACGTTTGTGCGGACGTTTACAGCGTGGATGTCTTCTACTTTGAGAATAGAGTGATCATTTGAGTTGTTGGTACGCTGGAAGTTGATAGCGTATTTACCAAACCCGGCTGCCGGCCTTATTTTGTCAGTTCGATAAAAACCCTCACTGTCAGAGTCATGCGGCGTTCCCTGATGATATGTGAAAGTCTGCTGCGTGCCGGGGACCTGGTTATAGTCGTCATCGATTTTCCAGATCGTAACCTGCCAGTCCGTATAGTCACCACCACCCAGCGAGGACTGCGTATGCAACCACAGCTCAGGCGACTCTACCGGAGAGAAAAACGGCCCCACGACCAGCGCCTCATTGTCGTTTAGAATGAACTTTGTCGTGTTGATCGTAGCGTTGGCAGGTATGTCGCTGGGCCCATTGAGCTTGTTCATCGTAAACGTGTACCAGCGTACAGGGTTCACCACAGCACCATCATTTGTCTCAATGGCAGAAATCAAAACGCCTGAGAACGTTACATCCCTGGTTACGTTACCAGACGGTGTGCTATACGTCAGGCTGATAGTAAAAGTCACTGCATGCGGCAGCACCAGCCCCATGAAGTAGTCGAACTCGGCTTGTTTGACGATTTTCATCGCAATCTGGCCGCCTGAGTATGTGCCGCTAACAACTGTATTGGCGGTTGCTGACTCCACGGGAAAATTATCACTCTCGTTAGGTCCGGGGATCTCCTGGCCGTCTACGTCGTCAAAGGAGTAGCCTTCGTTAATCGTGGGGATGACTTCACCGGGCTGATAAAACTGATACTCAGCACCCGCCATGCTCCCTAAGCTGGACTCCGAATAACGCACTGACTCGTAGTCATATTTTCCTATCCCAACACACATCCACTCAGTTACATATTTCAGCCCGCCGTCCCATTCGCTTTGGCGAACATACTCAAATATGGATTCCTGAATGAGGTCCGGGAAAGATCGCACCTGGCCGTAAATATCCGGCTTGGCCTTATACACGCGCGCGGTGTTTGTCTGACCGGTCAAGCTATTGTTTGGCGAGTCGACGGTGTTACCGCCTGTATTTGCGATAGCAGGCTTCGGCGCAAGGAAGGCGAACACCGCGCCAACAACTTTGAATACTGGGCTCAGGATGTCTTCAACAATACCTTTTGGCTGGTCGAAAATCTGAACGGTATCCAGTTCACTCAGCTCGAACGCCAGCTCGTCATCGTCGCCCAACTTTACGCCGTTGCGGACGATAAGCAGATCGCGGTGAAAGTTAGCGTTATTGGCCGCCAGCCAGTCATAAAAAAGGGTGCCGTTTGGCACCCCGTAGCGTTCTTTTGGCGTTCCCGGGAAACGCTGAAGCTCAATCAACGCCATATTCGAAAAACTCCACTTTGGTGAATGCACGCTGAATGACCAGCAACGAGTCCATGCGTACGCTTCCGTTCTCGCCGCGTGAGTGCAGCGCCTGCCTGTTCAGCACCAGGCCAACGTGTGCCGGTTGCGCACCGCGGTACCCGACGAATATCCCGCCCTCGACTGGCTTATCTACCTGGCGCCAGAAAACGACGTCACCCTGATAGCAGGTGAAGAAGTCGGCCCCGGCTTCGTAGTCCGGCGTCTGGTGCAGCTCAATGCCGAGGACATGGCGGTAATACAGCACGCACAATCCCCAGCAGTCGACTTTCTCGAACGAACAGGCACGATTAGCCCACGGCACGCCGATCATCCTGCTGATAAAATCAGAGGTATTCATGTACCGTGCCTACCAGTTACATTACCGCTTCTCACTTCAGCAATAATTCTCGCCTCGCAAGCTGAAGGGAAGTCAGGAAACCAACCAAGATGAGCATTTGCCAATCTTGCGCGCCACTCATTTCTTCTCTTCAAGAAATCCACTCCAGTAACACCTGATGTATTACCAGTGAGTTTTCTTTTATTCCTTGAGTTGACAGCTCTGCTAACCGCCCTGAGATTATCTATGTTGTTATTTTTTTTATCACCATCAATATGATCAATTTCATGACCGTTAGGTATTTCACCATGGTGCATCTCATAAATAATCCTATGAACAAGCAATTGCTTTCCATCAACGATTACAGAGAGATACCCTTGAGTAGTGGTCTTGTTTGGTGACCTTCCGTATCTGACACCACTCCTTCTTATATTCCAATATATCTTTCCATCATCATATCTGAAAAGTTCATGCCAATTCATATAGAGACCTCAAACAGAAGATACAAATATATTTAATACGAGCAAGAGGAGTAACACACCTAATAATTATACCACTTCATAAATATTGAAGCCCAGTATATTCGCGGGGGTCGTATAATCTCCCAATATTATTATTGAGCGGATTTGTAACGGACAGAGTGACCGATGCAGAGTCGGCGTCGATGTCCACCGTCTTGACGTATAACTGCCAGGACTTAATCGGCACAGACACGTCGCCGCTGTCAAATATCTGCCGCGTGGCCGTGATAGCTGTCAGCCGGGCCGCACCTTTCCACTGTTTCATCAGCGCTTTGATATCCGACGACAGCCGCCCTAACTTCACCGTGGCGTCGATCACCGGCGTGCCGCTCTGCTGGCTCTCTTCGATTTCAAAGCGCGCTGGCGTGTACGTCTGGCCTCCTAGTGCCTTCGGGAAGAACTGCTTATCGACCAGGCGGACGTAGCCAAAGGATGGATGGTAGAACGTGATTGTGTCGTACAGACCGCGCGTCGGGCGCTGCTGCTTATAAGCTCTGAAGGTAGGCATCACGGCAGTCTCGGTAAAGATTCCGGGTCGCGCCCGTCAGGATAACCAGTAACAACGATATCCAGCCACGAATCCCACGGCGGCGGAAGTTCAATAATGATATCGTCGAACTCGTCGTCAGCGTTATAGAGGTGGTTCGCAATAACGGTTCCCGTCCAGGTCACCACACCGCCGTCGATACTGGTTTGCACCGGCATCTGCGTGAAGTGAAGCTCCTGCATCTGCAGACCACTGCCGCCCAGATTGATATTCATCCGGAACCAGTTCAGGCCGCGATTGAGATAGTTCGGGCTGCGTAACCATTGCTGAAATGCGCGCTCCTGCGCCAAGGTGAAAATCCACGTCAGGGACCAGGTCACTTTCAGGTCGTCAGTAAGGTTCTGGAAGATAGCCGGGCCGACCGCTGGCTGATCGGTCTGGAACCCGGTATCGAGCGTCATGTTTTTGCTGGCCTTCTGTGCCAGCGGCAGCCAGTCGGGATAGTCGATAATTGGCATCAGCCCTGCCCCCTTGGCGTGCGTTTAACATTGAAGTTACTGGTTATACCGCTGCTGATTGGCCCGCCGTTGTTCAGGTCTGCAACAATGACATCAACGGTAAGCCCTCCATTTGCATCAGTGCCAGCCTGTGCATCAACGGACGATGACGTGTAGTTCTGGATGTTGATAACTACCCCTCCGCCGCCAGCAGTCATCTCCTTGTTGCTGATCACCCTGCCATTGTCGCCCGGTATCATGTACTGCTTACCGGTACTGGCCTGGTAAATCTCAGGCATCCCGCCTTCGCCGACCTGGTACATTCCGCCAGCACTAACCGGTCCGCCGTTCTTGCGTTTGCCAGCCACTCCCATAGCCAGCGCACCGAGAACAGCACCAATTCCTATGGCAGCAGCGCCGCCAAGAGTACTGATAGACGCCAGCATTGCCGCAGGTGTCCATGCTGCCGTTTGTGTCGCCGCTGCCGCAGTACTTGCTGCCGTAGTGGTAGCTATGCCTGCAGTTTGAGCGGCTGTCGAAACTGCCACTGCTGACGTCGTTGCTGTCTGGCCCATGCTCGCCGACTTAACCCACTCGAGGCCCATCTGCACGAAAGAGTTAACCACGCTGTTCAGGACGGTCATGCCAATGCTTCTCATCGCATCGCTGGCTGACATGCTGCCGGTGACAATTCCGGTTAGCGCGTTACTGGCAACCGAACCGAGAGAGTCGAAAGCCGCCGCCGCTGCCTGCGTGGCCGCGTTCTGTTGCGCCCATTCCTCCCACATCGCTGCGTTGCGCTGATCCCGGTATTGCTGTTCGATAGCAGCACGTGCCGCCTCCGCCTCGCCTATCTTCTGCGGATAAAGTTGGGCGTACTGCTGGATGTCAGCGATATCTTTCTGGTACTGGCTATCTAGACCTGCGGTTTTGCTGGTCTTTCCCTGAATCGATGTGAATTTGTTGGCAGCGTCAGTACGTTCTTTTTCTGCCTTGGCCTGGGCACGTAACGCGTTGGCATTATCCCAGGCCTTGCCAGCCAGTTGCCCGGCAAGCAGAATCTGATCTTCTGTAGCGCTATTCCCGAGAGACTGCTGGGCATTGAGCACGGCCTGCGCGCGCGACAATTCGCCTACACTTCCAGCAGACAGCTCTGCCTTTTGCCGCAACTCGTCCAGCTTTTCATTAACCGCCTCCTGAGCCTTGGCGTATTTTTCAGCATCCTTTTCGGTTTGCGTCTTTTTCTGCTTGCCTGTTCCAGCCACCGCCTTTATCTCGATGGGCTTGGTATTAGCTGCAGTCTGAGATGCTTTGGATACAGCCGCCAGGTCTCCTACCAGCATGGCGGCTTTATTGCTCAGTCCGGCCAGCGCTTTGTTTTGCGCCTCCCAACCATCAAGCCCAAGCCAGGACCATGTGCGAGCCCGACGCGTGAACATTTCGGCTGTGCTGTTCAGATCCGATATCTGAGCATCTGCCGACGCCGCTTTACCCACCAGCCGGTCTAGCGCAGCAGTCATTGAGTCGATAACCGCAACCAGGCCTGTGCTTGCACCTGTTGCCTGGTTAACAGAGTCAATCATCGATAGGAATGAGTTGGTCAGCGCGGTATTTGCCTGTGACAGTGTGCGCGGGAGCTTCTCGAACTCAGCGTTGACTGATCCGGTCTTTTTCTGAATGGCATTCAGCGCGTCTTCTGCCGTCAGCTTTCCGTCCAGCATGAGTTGGCGCAACTCGCCAATACTAACGCCCATCCCGGCTGCGATCTGGCGCGCCAGTTCCGGCATCTGCTCAAGGATGGAGTTGAACTCCTCAGCCCGGACAGTGCCGGATGAAATTGACTGACCGAACTGACGAAGAGCATTCGCCATTTCCTCAGCAGAAGACCCACCGATTCGCCCGATTTTCTGTAGTGTTTCGGTGAGCTGAATGATCTGGCCGTTCGTCGCACCGGTATCGCGTAATGCGGTGCTTAGTGTCTCCCAAAGTTTTTCAGTGTCCTGCAGCGAGCCGCCCGTTGCCGAACTGATTCGCATCAGGCTTTGCATGGTCTGCGAGGCTGCAGTTGCACTTCCCGTCAGGCGTTCAATGCGCGCGTTGAGTTGACTCATGTTGTCCGCAGCAACGAGGAAAGCCTTTCCCCAGTCAACAACGAGTGACGCCGCAATAGCACCAGCCACGCGGTTGATGTTTGTCTGCAGCTCGTCCATCTTTTTGGCTGCGTTGGTTGCAGAGTTTCCAATGGAATCGAGCGACTTATTGGCCTTTCCCTGCGCCTTCAGCAAGCCAGAAACATCGGCCTCGATGTCGTAATAAATCTCGCCTGCTTTTTCAGACATCACTTTTCTCCGGGCATAAAAAAACCCGCCGGAGCGGGTTAGGTTTTTGACTTGTGCCTATCAATCTCTTCTTTGAAGAAATCTACAGTACCTTTATTTGGGTCTATCTTTTTTCTACACGTGGTAAAGTCTTTTGAAAGTTGGCTGCCATCGCCTTGTTCACTTAATTGTTTTTCAGATAAATCGACAGCAGCTTGCGATGCATCTGAAAGGCAGTTTACTTGTTGCTTGGCAAATTTGGTTAAAGTCCATTGGACGCCATAAATGCTGGTAGGCACGCCAAAAATGATACCTAAAGCCCAAATGATAGCTTTTTGCTTGGGAGTCAACATTTTATAACCCTGAGGAGAAAGTTAGGATTATTCTAAACTCCCATACAAAATTTAGTAGCTCCTACATTTCGCAGTTCAAGTTTTTAAACTGTTCTTTTCACGCTCAATCATTTCCTGCCAGCGCCGGTCATCATCGTCCATAACAGCGTCGTACTCTTCCCTGGTGAAGCCTTTCTGGTCAGGGTATTTGGCGTTTAGCATCATCGCGAATTCTGTCATGGTGAGGTTTTCAGCCTCTTCCCTGCTGATCCCGAAATGGTTACGCGCCGCCATGATGTATTCAGTCGCATGAAACTCCGGGGTCGTTTCCTTGCCTTCATGCTTCTGCAACTTACGAACCTTCGCCCGGCCAATAACGCCGTGCATGATCAGCGACTGGGCTATAAGAATAAGGTTTTCGGGCGGTAGTGCGCCGCGGTGCCACACGAATGTGCGCTTTCCAGTGCGGGACAGTTCATGCCAGCCCGTCAGATCAGAAACATCCTCGTCGCAACAAGACTGAATGACGTTTATCGCTGAGAGAAGCGCCTCACGCACAAACGCGGCAGATCCTGCTGCATCAAGCGCCCATCGCGGAAGTGAAACATCACCGAAATAGTGGGCGTAGAATTTACGCTGATGCTCCGGTAAAGCGCTGTGAATTTCTCGCGCCGCCTGAAGCATCTTCGCCACATCGTCATTGAACAACGCATAAAACGTCCGGACGATATGATCTGGTTCACCGATCCGCGTCATGCTACGGAAAGACGGGCGGAAGAAGTATTCCTGCCTTCCAGCGCCTATCACGCACTCGCCAATTTCTTTCAAAGGGGTCATATAGATCTCCATAACCAGTATCAAGGGCAGCACGCCGCCCTTTGTAGTGATTACGGCGCAGCAGTCACGGTAACAGCACAGGTATCGGTGAAGTCACCATCTGCGGTTGTAGCCGTAATTGTCGCAGTCCCGGCGGCGACAGCCGTTACCAGGCCGGTTGAACTGACGGTGGCAATAGATGGCGCCGAAGTCGTCCAGGTGATCGCCTTGTTAGTCGCATCGGTTGGCTGAACTGCGCCGATCAGTTGCTGGGTTGCGCCAACGACCAGAGATGCAGTTGCAGGGGTAACATCAACGCCAGTGGCCGCGATGGAATCTGCGACTTCAAATACGACGGTATCCGCGTCGTATACCTTCCACTCTCCAGAGAAGGTGGAAATATCGTTGGTACCAAAATCACCAGACCATGAGGTGGTGTTCATGTAGCCCTGGATATAAGTGTTCGCGTTCTCACCCGCAAAGTCGAAACGCACCCACAGGTTAGGCTGACGGCCTGCCTGGACTTCATCAAAGATGTACTTCGACAGACGCCACGCGCCGATCTCGTTATCTTTGTCAGACTTACGAAACTCCCCTTCACCGGAGATCGTCAGATCCATGTTGTTGACCAGGTTCTCCACCAGCCCTTTAGCATCATCTGCCTCGGAGTTGATGGTGTTCATCGAATAGTCGATGCCCTTGGTCGTCATAGCGCCGAGACGCTTCCACTCAGAAAGCGCTGGCACTGCGTCGGGGCAGCCAAAGGCCATGCGTAGCACAGCTACTTTCCCGATCAGCTTGCCAAAATCATTAGCACAGCCTTGCATGTGTACCTCTCAAATAAAAAAGGCCGCCGAATGGCAGCCTGATGGGTTGGTAATGGGTTATTCGCCGTAAACGCACATGAACTGGAGTCTGAAGACCAGGCGGCCCTCTTCGGTCAGGATAGGAGCGGGCATGTTGCCGAGATTTTGAATCAGGCCAAGGCACTCATCAGTAATGTCGTTCTGTTCGACATGATTGATGATTTCCTGAGCTTTATCTGCGGCAGCGCGGCGCTTGTCCTTGGCGGAGATGACATCCACCAGCACGTAGTGGTCAGATCCGATGTCATTTCTGATGTCGGTACCGCCGTTTGGCCGGAACACGATGAATGCGTCGGTTAACTTCTTTGTGTCTTCCCACGCCAGCAACTGAACGATGAAGCCAGTGGTAAGCCCGGCATCAACGAAGTAGTTACGCACGCGCTCATACATGGCTGGTGTCATACTGAAAGCTCCTTGCGCATTACGGCATCAATCTGGCTACGGGTGTCTTCAAAGCCTTTAGTGAGGAACTCTTTCTGCGCGGTGGCGCGGCGGAAGGTTTGCGGAACGTTAGGGTCGTGAACGAAAACAGCGTAGTTGGCCGTATATCCAACACGCCCTGTCAGTCGAACGCCGTTGTTTATCAACTCCCGATACTGGCTATTAAGCAGAGTCGAGGTGTCGATCGGCGTATAAAGCGCGGCCTGCGAGCTGCCAATTATCATTGCTGACTGAAGCGCCCGGACAACCTTGCGCCCTTTCACGTCGTTAATGATGCGGTTGAGTCCGGCTTTCGACTGCTTAACGCCACGCACTTTGATGCCCATGGCTTTCTCCAGGCAATAAAAAACCTCGCCGGGGCGAGGCTTCTATCAGTTGAGTGTTTGTGTTTTGATGAAGATGGTTATGAATAACGCTAAAAGGGTAACATCGCGCGCATTTCAGAATAAAAATCATGGAAAAATGGAATGTAGTCCAGAAACCATAATCCAAGTCCAATCATCGCGAAACTCATTGCGAAGTGACAAATCACACTAAACCAGTACTCCATTGGCTGCATGTTTTTGTGAATGTATTCTCTCCGCCTAGTCCCTTTGAATGTTTTAGTGTAAATCCCCCGCCTTACGTATGCGACAGCCTCCACTAAAGCAATCGGGCCGAACAGGAGCGAGCACCCTATTACCAGCCAGTAATCAAACCCCATCACACGCCATTCCGTTTAATGAATTTTGTCCATTATTACACAGGTTTATCAAATCCCAGTAATGACGGCATAATCATCCGCCAGGCGCTCGAACGTATCGGCATAGCGGATGACCTGCCGCACCTCGTCGGCACCAGCTACAACCGGGTCGGATTCGGTCGATACGCCAATCAGCAAGTAATCACCCGCAGCCGCGAGCGCGAACTCCGTCCAGACGGTGTTTTTCACGACAATCTCAGCGCCCAGGCTGGCTAACTTCTTACTGAGTCCGCCCTCGTAATCACAGAGGATTTGCTCAGGTTCGGCATAACCCAGCGGATCGCCGTATTCGTCATTGCCTTCCAGCTTTCGCCAGATGGTCGCCGTGGCTGTATAGCTCCAGTTAGCTACCGATGACATCAGCCCTCCTTCCAGCGCAGCACCTTCGCGCCGGTCGCCCGGATGCGCTCACAGTTGATATGCCACTCGCCGTCCGATTTCACGTAGCCGGTAGTCTCCCGCCCGGTGTCGGTCATCACCCATACGCGAGTGAAAGAACGGGGCAGGCCCTGCTTAACTGATTTGTACGTCATCAGCAGCCACCGACCACATCAAAGAATCCGACACTGTTACCCGCGCTGATTGGCAACTGACCGGTGCAACCGCTGGTATCAAGCCGGGCCAGCGAGTCGCGCAACCATGTAATACTGTCATCGCCATATTCAAACGAGCGGGAGGCGCCGGACGGCGCACCCTGCGAATTGATGCGGCGCGCGCCGGACGACGTAGCCATAAGCGCTGCGGCATACATCAAAATTAGCTTTGCGGTGCACTCGTCATACCCCGCGCCATTGAGGCACGGGATAATCTTGTTCACCACGCAGAGAATCGGCTCCAGCAGCGCGCCCGGGATGGAGTAACCCAATTCACCGAGGAACACCTGCACGTCTGCCGCTGTGATTGGGTCAGCCATGGTTATTTCGCCTTCTTGATAGCTTCTGCCAGTGCTGCTTCGGCCTCATCAGCACGTTTTTTTCTGCTGCCAGCGCATCGGCGTGAGCCTTGTCTTTTGCTTCACCATCGGCGATTAGCTCTTGGTTCTGCTCTAGCGCGTCGGCGAGTTGCTTTTGCAGATCAGACAGGTCTGCCGTCTGCTTGGACGGAGTTGCCACTTCAAAGGAAAGCTTCTCGCCTTTCTTCTTGTCGGTTTCCTTCGCCTTGCCAGCGCTGATCCAACGCTCGGCCGTTGCGTCGTCAACATCCACCACCGAACCAACCTCCAGTTTGCGGAGATTGGCACCGGCGTGCAGGTTACTTGCTACGATTTCTACCAGTGCCATGGTTTATCCTTAGCTTGATGCGTGAATGACAGAGTATTTATTGTTGATGTCCTGCTTGACCATCAGACCCATTGCACCCCAGGTACGCCAGATGTAGTCGCTGTTGTACTCAGGACGAGGAGATGCAACGGTACCGATAGCCTGGCCGACGATCGGAGCGATAACGCCAGCGCCCAGTGGCACGATGACGATTTCGTTACCTGACAGCTGGCTGTCTTCTTTAATCGCCGCAACACCTGTTAGTTTCAGGATTTCATCCATGATTGTGCCGGACTGGAAGTTGTCGGAGAAATAGCGCTCCAGGTTGGAGATGATTTCGCCGGATACGTACCAGGTCTGCTCTGCATACTGGTTGTTTACGCGACGCATCTGATCACGCAGCGCGATTGCCCCGGCGCGGATAGCCTGAGACGTTGCGGTACCAGAGGTGAAGTCGATGTTAAGGCCGGAAGCGCCAAGGTCGATCTGCGCTACTCGCTCATCGTCACGCAGCCCTTTCCAAGTCAGGCCGTCGAACACTGCGAAGTTTCCTGCCTTGTCGCGGAAGCCATTGAAAATGTAGTCAACGTAACGACGCTGAACGTCTTCAACGGAGCCACGCTGAGCATCAGACTGCGACTGCAATGCCTGCGGGCTGTTGAAGATTGGATCACGCCATTCGAACTTAAAGCCCGAGTCATGGATAGGAACCATAGTTCCATCGAAGGAATAGCTGCGGGCATCGAGTGCCGCACCTACCTGTCCGGACATGGAGGTGTGGGCCCAGCCGCGGCCGCCAGTACGCGCGTAATCGTAACGAGATTGCTCGATGCGAACTGAGCGGGACAGCGGCATCAGGTCGTTAAGCAGGGTGAACTCAGTATTCGGCTCAAACTGCTGAAGTACCGTTGTGTCAAAAGCACGGTACAGACGGCGGATATCGTCTACAGCGTTCACCGCGTCGAGATAAGGGGCGTTTTCGGCATCGCCACGGAATTGAGTACGCGCCAGAAAATCAGCCGCAGCCTGAGCGCTGGCGTTTCGCTCAACTTCGAGAGCGCGCCATTGCGCCTGGTTCACCGCGAGGTTACCGGTCTTTTCACCGATAGACTTGGAGAATACGAACATATCTGCTCCTTATTTGATTACGACACGAAGCAGATCGCCTGCTGCCGTTGTATATGATTTGTCTTCCTCGACGTAGCAGCGCACTGACTCGTCGGCGGCAGCCAATTTGACTCGGCCGTTTGCAATAGAGAGCGCCTGCCCCTTGGTGTAGGTGCCAGCTGCAGCACGAACGTTTAAGAACATGCCAGGCAGAGGGTGAATCCCTACGGCAAGTTCTCCAGCAGGGATAGCGTCGTCCACTGACATGCAACGCAGATAATCTTTGTTGGCTACGTAGAGAATTGCAGCTTCCTTGCCGTCAACGGATGCCGTGAACTTGTCCGTTGCGCTGAAGAAGCCAATGGTACCCGGTGGAGTAGATGCCGCGGCCGCACCTTCACGGTTAAGCAGCGGATTAGGGAACACGCCACCGGCGTGGATGATATGCTTTCCGTCTTTAGCCATTTTTTACTCCGGCATTTCGCTGACTGATTGGGTGTTGGTAGCCTGGTTGCGGAGTGCGCCGTTCAGGCCGAAAGATGTCTGGCACTTGGCGTACATGGCGTCGAGCGCCTTACCGTCCAGATCCGCGACTTCTTCATCGCTCATGTTCATCACCAGCTTCACAGCTGAGCGCTTTTCGCCTTTCTCTTTGTCAGAGCTGGCATTCAACTGCGCTTTAAGTGGCTCTACGGCAGAGTTAACAGCGGCTGAGATAAGCTCCATCAACTTTTCGTTCTGCTGCTCATGCCCCGAGTTATTGGCCTGCTCTTTTTCTTGGGCTTGCCGGTTTCCGGGTCGATTTCTTCATCGCCTTTTTTCTTGGCGGTGACTTCTTCGGCCTTCATCTGGTTGTAAGCGTCCATCAGCTCGGCGTCGGACTTGCCTTCAGTCGGCTTACCAGCGGCTTGCAGCGCATTGATAATCAGTTCTTTCATCGGATCGTTCTCTCCGTTGGTTTTAATCTCGTACTCAGTGGGTTTGCGCACGACTTCTACAGGTTCGCCGACGAACACGGCCTTGCCGTCATCATCGATGAGGTACTTCTGTTTCAGGTATTTGGTGTCATTGCGGTAGGTGAAGCTGTCCGGCCACACCGTTTCAGGCCAAAGCCACTTATCTTCGGAGTCACGCTCGCGCAGCTTGTCGCTGATAGCGCGGGAGATGTCGTCAAAAGAGAAGTTGGAGGCATTGGTGAAGAAAAATTTGGTCTTGTTGAGCAGGCCGTCGCGGGTGCAGTCGATTCCGTCAGCCAGGCGGACAACTTCGATCTGCTGCTCATCACCTTCTGCATTAACGAAGATGCCCACGCCTTCCTCCGGCGTTCCGGCGCCCGGCTCATCAAGCAGCACCGCTACATGGTCGAACATCATGTTGGTGGCGATTTCGTTGTACTTTTTGCCCTTCGATTCGCCGTTGGCGGCGATACCGGAATAGAGCAGGCCTGTGGAGATGTGTATCGGGTCGGAGTTGGTACCGGCCAGCATCTCATCCAGACGATTAATCAGGCGCTTGCCCTTGTCGCTGGATTCGGCGTACTGGCGGTTGACGTACATATCGCCCGTTACCTTCCCGTCTTTGTGGCTGACGTTCTGTAGCCAGGCTCCGACGTGGTACTCATTCACCGCCCGGACATCGCGCGCCGACACATGCTTACCGTCCACTTTCGGGTGGCCCAGCGGCATCGGATTACGCTCGAGCGTGTTGTAGGCCTTTTCGATTTCTGCTGCCGGGTACAACTTCCGGTTCATCACAATATCGTCCACGACAGGCGTGATGCTGCGAACCACGATATGTGGCTTGCCGTCGATGGTTTCAGTGGTGATGTTTGAAGCGGAGTTGACGACGGTCAGCACGTTCACGCGGTTGCGTTTCATGCTGGGTCCTCATTGGTGGATTTCAGGCAATAAAAAACCCGCCTGAGCGGGTCTTAAGGATTTCGTGCTTAACGAAATTTCAATTCTTTTTTTGCATCGTGAGCAATTTCGTTAATGACTTGCTGAAGCAACTTAATTCTCTCATCATAAATTTCTTCCTGAGGCATTCCTTCTTTGAACATTTCTCTTAATTTGGTGCTGGATTGCTCAAAAAAATATTTTACCAAATCGTTAGTTTTAGCGCTAAGAGAAATGGGAGCCAGAGCCAACTGACGCTGTATGGCAATACGCAGACTTTCGCCCTTATCCCATGGGATATCTTCATCAAACATTGTAACTTTGCCTTGTCGCTCTCGACGATAATGACGCCTTACATCTTCGAAAAAAACTTGCAACTCAAAGAGATTTCCAACCAATTCGTTGTAGGATTGACTTTTCTTCTCCCACCATTTTTCATGATAAAAGCGTCTTAATGCAACATTCGCTGTCACTATTGCGGCAATGACACCAGTGATTATCCCAACTCCAGCTTTTGAGAGAAAATCCATAACATCAAATGAAACGGCGGGCATGCGGTCGCTCCGGTTGTAATGATTTCTTTGTAGATTATCATTTTTTCCATGACTTTCCCTCCTGGGATAGCTTATCAGCCAGCCCCTCGTTAAAGATGCTGCCGTCGTCGTTGAGCAGCACCGGAATCTGGCTGCAGTAGCAGTTATATCGGTTGCCGTTCTCGGCGTAGAAGTCGCGCACCTCTTCGGTGGTGTACACCTTGCCGTGACGGCTGGCGTGCCAGCTGCGCGTTGTAGGCTTAAGTGCTGACAGCCACATCAGGCCGGTATTCAGTCCTAGCCGGTCAGCAGCCCAGTCCGTTTCGTTCCACTGCGCCTGCCGCAGCGCTCCGACCTGCTCAGTCTGAGCGATGGTCTTTGCCTTCGACATCGACACATCAAGACGCTTGCTGATGACGCTGGCCGTTTCGCGTGGATTCACGCCGCGCGCTACCGCATCGGTGATGATGTTGGTCAGGTCGCCTCGGGCGGTGTCACTGATGACTTTCCAGTCGCTGAACGTTATCAGTCTGGCCGCAGATATCTGGTTCAGATAACCGGGGCTGCTTAGAAGTTGCTGTAGCGTCGTCTGGCTGGCGTAGACCTGCGACTGCACCGAAAGGTTGGTGAAGGCGTTTAGCGTGCCGCGATCATACTCTGCAATGACGTAGTCCATCGCCCATAGATTCTGGCTGCCGCCATCGAGAAGCTCATCATCCAGAATCGACTGCACAACCTGTAGCAGGTCGGCCAGTTCAGCAGCTGTCATGTCGTAGATGAACTTACCGGCATTAACCTGATACAGCGAAGGATCTGCGCTCTCGTTGTTGCACATCATCCAGGACTGCTGTGCGTTTGCCTCACGCTGCTGCCCGGTCGACCTATGATCAAACAGCGCCTTAATCCTGCGCTTGATGTTCAGATACCGGTCTTCGATATCTTTGAACATTCTGCTGACCTGCCGCGATGACTGTGTAGGGTCAGCTTTGTTGCGCGGTACGATTGGCGTCCCGATTCTGGTTTGCGCTGTCATCATCATCTGTCAGCGGATCCTTATCGGTTTGCTTTACATCGGGGTTAGGGGTCTGGACGACCTTGCGAGGCTCTAGCTCACCAACTGCGCGGATTTCGTTTTCATCCACTGCCGGAGTGCCGTATGCCTGCTGGGTATCTTTCGCCACGACCGCCATCGCCTGCATGTTGGCAATCTTCTCTTTCTCGCTCGGCGCGAGCAGATCAGACCATGCCAGCGTGACCTCTCCGGATGATGGCGGGTCAATGACACCAACAGTCCAGAAGCGCTCAAGGACGCTCTCGACGACCATCGACTGGAATCCCCAGCGGCGACCGTTGCAGCGCTTCGCCCAGTCTATCTTGTCCTCATCGGAGGCAAGTCGCCCGGTCTGCTGACCGAACAGAATGGTGAACGGGCATTGAATTGAAGATGCAAACTCGTTGGCGGCCACCGTCCACGTAGGAGAAGGATCGGCTGCTGCTACGGAAAGCACCGACGGCGTGCCCGCCTGCATCACCAGCGCCGCATCCGTGCCACGGTTCATCTTGGCGACTTTGTCGTTAAGCGCTTCGCCAAGGTCTTTGTAGCCAGCCTCTGTGGCTGCCTTTGTCAGGTTCGCGATATTGGTTTCTTTATCGAACGCAATCCCGAGTTGGCGACTGGCATTCTTCAGGAAACCTTCGGCACTACCACCCGATACCTTTTCAAGGTCGAGCAGTTTGTTATACCCAGCGCGCAGGAATGGCACGCCAGAAAGCATGTTTTCGTCTTCTGAGCCTTCACAGAGGATAATGATTCGCTCGGGGTGTACGGTAACGCCGCGCACCGGGCCGTACGTACCATCATCACCTACGGGCTGCTCGTTGAAGTTGTACGAAACTGGCTGGCCGTACGTTTCTGAAAGCGTGTCGGTATCAAAGTTGCCCGGCTTGACCTGCGATTCCCACGCGGGGATCAGCTTAACAATGGCCTTGTCTTTCAGTCGTGCCACCACCGACCTGTCTACCGGTTCACTCCACTCCCTGCCGTCGCGGAACTGAATGAGCAATGCCGAGTACCGGCCAACGAGATTACGGCGATCCGCATCCTTAATTTTCGTCCAGTGCTTCTTCAGCAATTTAGTAGCTGACTTCTCCCAGTCCGTTGTCTCGGTTGACTCCTTACCGTCGTCTCCGTCGATGATCGTCGGGTTATCAACCCAGCACGAATCAAGAAGCTTATGGACGGCGGCAAACGCCACCGCGTTGCGCTCGTATGCCCTGTAGTAGCGGTCGAACTCGAGACTGGTTGGATAGCCGAACTCATCCCACAACTTCGTGCGTTTGGTGTTTCCCGGCTGGCCTGCGTACAGCATGCGCTGCCGCCCGATAGCATCAGCAAGGGCATTAACGAGGAATGAAACCTCGCTTTGTTGTTCACTCACTGATGAGCTCCTTAGAAGAATACTGCGCCGACCTGCTTGTGGTTGTTCTTCGCAACCGCAAAGTAACGGAAGCCGTCAGCACCGTGTGATGTGAAGTCATGAAGCGGTTTGTCTTTCCAGCACCCGCGCTTGTCGTCCCACTCCTTGCAGTAGCCTTCGAGGTGAGATATGCCCTCGGCACATTTCTCCTCATCGAATACGCAGGATGGGAGAATTTCACGCACCGACTCAATGCCGGTATCGACACCCGTTTTCGGAACAACATTGAACGTCATCGAGTAAACCTGTCCGTCGATTTCATAGCCTTCCTGCGCAAGTTCTTTACGTGATTTGGCATCAGCGCCGAACTCGCGGTTTTCGATGTCGTGCGGACCCCAGTGTTCGCCATACTCATAGCCGCGGTCTTTCAGCACCTTCATGTAGTGCCTCAGGCCTTCACCTGAGTTTTCGTAGTAGTCGATGACATGGAACTCGTTCCCAACCTCACGAACGAACCAGATAGCCGTGGAGTCGCCCACACCGATATCCCAGAACGTATGAACTGGCAGATGTGAGTTATCCGGAATTTGCCCGATCCGCTTGTTGGTATAGAGCCAGCGGAACTGTTTGGCGTAGTACGCGCCCTCGACCGACTGCTGGAACGCCTCGGCCGGAATGGTCGGGTATTCGCGCTTCATGTCGTCGCCGAGAGTTTTCTCTTTGGCGTAGTACCAGGCTTTCTGGCGTTCGTTGACGATAACGCCGTGCTTCGCCTCCATCTCAGCGAAGTAATCAACCAGGCGTTGCGGTAGCGGCTCTACCGGGTCGATGGCGTACTGAGGATTCTTCCACCAGGAGAAGAAGAAAAACTTCCAGTCCAGGGCGGATAATGGCTTACCCTGCAGTAACGCTTTCTCTGCCGTCTGGCAGTAATCGAAGAAGTAACCCGCCCGGCCCTCAGCTGTGCTCTCTATGGTGGCGAAGCATCCGGTCGATACCGCCTCAAACGCACCAGTGACGATCTCACGGGCTTTATCTGGATACTTGGCGCATATCTTCCCGAACTCGGAAACGTGCAGGTAGCGCAGCGTACCGCCACGAAATGACGTGCTTACGTAGAGCGATCCGCCCTTCTTAAAGACGAGCTCACCAGAAGAGTCATTGCTCGCCGGGTTGGCCGCCTTTATCTCTGCCGGCAGCTTGTCGTATGCGTACTTCACCTTCTCGCGGAACAAGCGCTTTGCGTCATTCAGCGTGTGGGCAATCAGCGCGCATTTAGCCGACTCGAACAGGGCCGCGTCGAGCTGGATGATGCACACCTCAGTGGTGAAACCTAGCTGACGTGCTTTCAGGATGATGTTGCGGGTGTGGATCCCCTCGAAGTATTCCCGTTGCTCAGGCGTCATCCTGAACCGCGTAGGCTTTCCCTCTTTGTCTGTGATCCAGTAAAGATTGTTAAGCCGCCAGTCTTTGTCGGCCAGCAGCTTGATGTGCTCAGGTTTCATTACGCCCCCTGAGACAGTGAATCCATCAGGTTAGACAGGTCATCAACCGTCTTATTGCCTTCTTCGGTGTCGAGGTTATACGCCTTGCGCTCAGCGTTTATCACTTTAATCTGAGCATCAACACCAGCAGTGATCGAGCGAGACATTGAGGCATGATTATCTTCCGTGATATCTGCATCTTCGAGGAAGTCACGGAGCTTATTGGTAATGCCGCGCCATGCCGCCAGACTTTCTCGATGGGCCATGACTACAGCGGCGGCCTCGTCAGATGCCTGGTCAATAATCTGCTCATCAGTAACCACTGGTGACTGGTTACCGTCTTTGGTTACCGACTTGGTTACCTTGGCCTTGGTTGCTGCCCTGACCTTCTCTGTCAGGTCGCGCTGCCATCCCTCTTTGTTTGCTCTCTTCAGGATGGTGGCGTGGTTAACGCCATGCTTTTCGCCGATGGCCCTTACTGATAACGAACCAGCCCGGTAAGCCGATTCGATGGCCTCCCAATCTGGTTTGGTCATTCGTTACTCCGTTGTTTGTTCTTCTGGCTGATCGGTCTGCTCTTCTGGTACTGGCTTAAACTGCACGCGCTTCACATCAGCCGGAGCGAAATAAAGCCACTCGCCCGCCTCGGTCGCCAGCGGCACAAAACCGTTAACCAGCTCAGGCTGACGTCGTGACATCTTGCCAGTGAAGGTTTCGCCTGTTTGGGTGGTTAGGGTGATTTGTTAGATGTCGGACATTGAGCGCCTCTTTATCCGCTTATAGGGATATTTGGTTGATTTTCCGCCACAAGGGGTAAACCTAAGGAAATTCCTAAAAAATACCGCTTACGCTTGTCAAAATGGCGATGGCGTCCATCCTTAAGATTCTCTGAACTGGCTCCTACCAATACCAGAGAGCAACTCCTTAGAGTAAAAAGCACAATTAGACATTTGCCTGCCCTCGTCGTGAGGGCTTTTTTTCGAAAAAAAAGCCAGTTCGGACAGAACTGGCTGGGTCTTGCAGTAAGTAGGTAGCACTTCACACTTAGCTCGATTTTTAAGCTATTCCTTTAGTCTTTCATTCAGTTGCCGGGTGCCTCCCGGTGAATTTGCCACAGCCTGCAAATCCGCAAACGTTACGTGCAACAGAGACTGAATCCCCCACCGCAGAGGGGGATTCAGCCGAATGATAAAGATATCGATTCACTTGTGTATATTGAAATTAGTACACAACTTCATTTTTGGTAGTCACATTAAAAAAAACAAATAATCCCAACCGCAACCATAACAAATGAAATTAGTAATCACTTATAAATCACAGCAGGAAGCATTTAAACTTATAACTGAGATTTCTCCTAGGCTTTGCTTTAAAGTCCGAGCCTCCTTGAAACGAAGACCGCTTTGGTCTCCCTTCCGAAATGTTGGATTTCAGTTCGGAAGGGAAATTTTTAAGCATGACATGGTCAGGTTAAACGTCTATGGTTCACTTTCTAAGTTTCTCCAGGAGGTCTTTTTCGAATGTGCCTGTACTTTTGCATTCTACTGGCTTGACCTTATCATTCCCGTCCGCAGTTACGAGATCAGCTGTCCCTGTGACTGATACTGAGACATTAGATCCTTCTCCTGCACTCCATACCTGAGTGACGATACGATATTGCTCCTGTATGTTCTGCGTCTGTGGCAGCATCGAGCAATCAAGAAATAGGTTTGTCAGCTCGTCATCATGCCCAGCGGCAGCTACGACTCCAGTATCAATGTCTCTAACTGACGGCGTTAATCCTTTTTGTTGATAGTAAAGCTCTACGGCATTTAGTAGCTCTTCTGGCTTACGATTCCCGATGCTGATGGTCGAAACAATATCTCCCATGCCAGGAGTTGGCTGAGCGCTCGACTGCTCTGACGAAACACCCATTTTGGCTGGCCCGTAGACGTTGATACATCCGGTTAACAGCCATGGGATTAGCAAAGTTAAATTATTTCTCATAGTTATCGATAGTAGAGGGTCGTACAACCAGCCAGAAACGAGCAGAGGATGATAAAGGTAAATAATTTGTATTCCACTGAAACTCCTAATAAATGCAATAAAAAACCGCCCGGAGGCGGCTTAATCTCTTCAGAATACCTGTGCGCTATTGGCTACTCTCCAGCGGTTGAGTTCATCATAGGGAACCCACTCCGAAGCCACAATGTTGGTTGCGCTTTGACATGATTTGCTCACAGCTTCAGCTGTTATAAGGCTCGGCCAAAGCATCCAAACAACTGTATTAGCTCCAATGAAAGAGGGAACCTTAGAAACGCGGCTGATATTGACGCCATTGCATGGGAAAGAGGCAGGTTTTTTTATGCTTTTAGCAAACTGCTCGCCCAGTGCGCTGCTAACATGCCCGCTATCTAAATGCAGGATGTTTGGAACGATTACCAGAATGTCACTACCACTAGCCATCTCAAGTTAAAGTGACTTCGCTAAGCCTTTTTGTACAGCAAGATCGCGGGTTTGTGTAGTATCCTGCCCGTTAACAACGGAATGTGTAATAAAGCACGACATATGAATCTCCTTTTCGAATAGAAATCATACATTATCGTTAAGGTCTTTCTTAGTGAAGGGAATTTATGATTCATCATCAGACGCACTCGCAAATGCGCCTTGTGATGCTCACTCAGCAGTCTGAGTCTGGACGAGCAATAGCGCGACAAGCTGCCATGCAGGCTGTCTGCATATCTGTGCGGGCAATAGCCAGCCAACGCAGAGTTCGGGGGTCTGCATCCGGTTCGCTGTCATGTACAAATTTGATAAAATCCAGCTTTTTGAGGAATTCGCGGCTAACAGCCTTTACCTCATTCATCATCTCGATGTCAGCAGGAGAAAGTGTGCGATATCCTTTTATGGTGCTTCCGTCCTGCGGTTTAGCTTCACTCATTTCGTAGCCTTTTCGGTTATGCGCCAACTTGCTTTTGCTGGCTTGTGGAAGGATATTGCTGGGATGAAACACATGGAGATAACCAAATGAAGCAGATTCTTTTTGCGTGGTTTGTTTTAACAAATACCTTTGCCTGCATCACCTTCAGCATTAACGTGAACAACTCGCTAATGCTTGATTCAGCTTTGCCGTGGATTGTTGGGATTTCTCTTGCAGCAATCACTAATTACTTACTGGCTAAAAAACTGAAGAAAAGCGGTTTTTTTTAGCACGTGCTTAAGGCATTGGTGTCTTCACTATTTCAGGCACTGCGTGCTGATGTAGAGCTGCATGCCGCGAATCATTTTGTCAGCGGTTGCGATTCCGTCCCGGTGATCGAAATAATTCCGTCGAGCGTCTGAAGTAAGTTCGGGGGTTCCTGCATCATCCACGCCGGTGGCGGAGGTGGATTTGGACACTCCAGGGCAGGTTGCGGCGATGCGCAGCCGTTTAGCGCCAGAATCGACATCCCGACGCAAATCGTTAATGGTCTTTTTCGCATCGGACAATTCCTTCGTGTATTTGACATCCAGCGCAGCGACATCTCGCTGGCGCACCTGCATGTCTTTGATGGTGGCGTTAACCAGTCTGAGTTTCTCAGTGGCTTTGTCGCGCTGCTCTTTGTAGGTAATGGCATTGTCGCGGTAGTGGTTAATCGCCCAGGCCATTGAAATCAGTAGGCAGATAACGACAGCACAGATGATTGCGGTTAAACGGCTCATTTCTGGCCCCACTCGCAAACTTCACGCTCAATCTCGCGCCTAGTGATCAGCCCCTTCCACTGTTTGCCACCGGCATACGTCCAGCGTTGCAGTTCTTTGCATGCCCCCGGTACATCACCGGCGTTCAGCTTTTTCAGCAGTGTTGAGTTGGCGAATGCACCAGACCCGACGTTATAGGTGAAGGAGTAAAGCGCGGCGCGGGTAGGTTCGGGGATTCGAACCTTGATCAGCGGGTCGATGGCATTTGCCACCTTTCGCAGATCTGCCTTCAGCAGGGTGTCGCACTCTTTATCTGTGTAGCGGTGGCCGCGGCGAATGTCAGCACCGGTGTGCCCATCGCAAACGGTCCAGACGCCGACAACATCCTGATATGCATAATAGCGCCGCCCCTCCAGGCCATCCGCATTACCCAGCATTACTGCAGCAATGGTAATTGCTCCGGAACCGCCAACAATGGCACCAACCAACTTATTCCTGAGTGTCGGGTTCATCTAGGCTCCTGTTGCGGCGGTTGTCTTCGCGAATCTTGAAATAGAGATTCGTCAGATATGTCAGTACGGCAATGATGATACCCACCAGCACGCCGATAGCGTTCCACTGCTCGGGGCTGTAGGCATTCAGCATACCGTTGAGGATGCTTCCGGCTGAAGCGCCATAGGCAGCACCAGTGGTAATTTTTTCCATGCGATACATGCTCTCACCTCGCGAGGTTGCGGGTGTTGAATTTAGGAAATAAAAAAGGCCGCTTGAAGGCAGCCTGCAATGTTTGAATAGGGTTCAGAGAGGTGGTGGTAACGGTCCCTTAAGAACGATGGCTTCTCCGTTATGGCAAAGATCAAAGCCTTGAGTAAAATGCCAGACTCCACTAATTATCTTACCAGTCAACATATCCTCGGTTTGACCATGCGAATAGTAAGCAATTTGGACACATTCATTGTGTCTTATCCAATAATATCCCTCTTTCATAATTCACCTCTTAAATTATTTCATTAAGAAGTATATATGGCATTTAGGGCATCGTGATCGGCAAATGCTTTTTAGGAGGATGTGATGCCGGGTGCCTCCCGGTGACTTATCTCTGGTCATCAAAGCCGCGCGCATACCTGCATATAGCAGTTCACCAGACGCCCCACCGCATAGGGGGATTCATCACAAGCGTAACCTAATCAAAATTCATTCATTTGGTCAATGATTGAATATTTCAGTGCAAAAAAAAGCCTGCTCTTACAAGCAGGCATAAAAGCTAAGTTGACAATAACACATGGTGTGGTGCCGGGTGCCTCCCGGTGGAAATGTTTACAGCATTCATTTCCGCGTGCTGGTTGGACACTCAGGAGAAATGTCCTGCTGAATCGCCCCTCCGCTTAGGGGGATTCACCACAAAGTCGCTTTCAGAAGCATCCATTCCGCAGGATGCATTAAAGCTTATGCAGTGGATTAATACTCGTCCATATCAGTAGCTAAAAATTGTTATATGAGTGGTTTTTTTAAGGGACCTTCGACAATTTCAGCTTCTCCGTTGTTGCAAATGTCATCTCCCTGCGTCAAATGCCAGACGCCAGTGATTGACTTGCCCGTTTCCAGGTCATCAACAACATCATTAGTGTAATAGGCAACCTGTACAGTGCCACAGTGCTGAATCCAGTAGTGCCCTTCTTGCATGCTCATCTCCACAAGCTAAAGAGATGAGTATAAAGCTGCTGTGAACTGAGGGGCGTTAGAAATACTAAATGGTGTATTAAGTAAAAAGCCCCGCACGATGGCGAGGCTATTAATTCTTTGTCGACCTGCGAGGCTATGGTGACGATATCAGATTTACATGAAATATATGCGTTTCAGTTCGGTTTTGCAAGAGTTTCGTGCGAATTTGTCGCCTTTTGTTGTGAACGTGATCGCGTTGCAGAGATAAGCGCACCACTATCGAGTCGCTTAAAGCTATTTCGCATAGCCAGCCAGTGAGGTAGATACGTTTCTGTCCAGGTGGATTTCGCCACGCCAGCCAGTTCTGCTAGCGCCTGGTATTCGTACGTCTCACGCCCTGCCAGCTCTGCTTTCACGTCCTGCGCTGCCAGCCATATCAGTTTCTTCAGGCGTTCCATCGTCTTGCCGGCCACTTTCTTAACGCCGAGTTGCTCCACGAATTCAGCCCACGCCCACTGGGTGATCGCCACCTGGTGCTCGAAACGGATGTTCTCACTGTAGTTCCACAGCAGCCACGCTCTCTGGTGATCTTCCAGCGACAGAAGCGCGCGCCGCCAGGACGCGGTCCCATACTCTACCGGGCTGACCAGCGCGATGGATGACCCTTTGGCACGGGACTGGCTGCCGCTCATCGCCGGGCCGTCCGGATTAACTTTGCGTCCGGTGACCGGATCGGTGATTTTCTTCCGGCCCCGGCTGCGCGCCGTCGCGGTGAACTGCGAGTTTTCGGCGAAAGCTACCAGCTGGCCTTTGGTCGCCCCGCTCAGATCTGCGGTCGCCACAATGAGCTGCTGACGTACGTATTCCAGTTGCTGACTGTTCATGCGGCTTCCTTATGTGGCTGGTTGGTTTTGGTCTTGCTGTGCTTTGCTACTGGCGGCATGCTGGCGCGCTTAACGCTTTCTGCTTGGTACCGGAGGAAGTCGTTGTGGTTCATGCGGCCTCCAGTTCGGTGATGGTCAGTTCAAGCCTGCCGCCTTTGACGATCGGCATTCTCTTCACGCTGTAGTAATCAACCTGCTGGTCATCGAGCCAGAACCCGGATTTCGTCAGGGCGTCGAACGCCGCCTTTTGCAGATTGTCCAGGTCCCTGCGGCGGCGATCCGGCATGTGGCACTCGATACGGATTTTCACGGGCGTGGTCAGGCCGATATCTAGCATTGAGTCTTTGATGATTCTGGCGACGCTGTCGCGGTACGCCTGTCCTTCTGCGCTGATGTGCGTGCGCCCGCGGTTATGCCTGTAGTAGCAGTTGTTGCTCGGCGGCCATGGGAGACTGATGCGGTATTCATTCATGCTTTTACGAGCCCCTCTTTGAGCCAGATAACCTGCGTGCGAGCCATGCCTTCCATCGCGCACTCCTTTGCATATTCCGCATCGACAAGGCGAGTGCGGCGATCAATCTCGTCGTGGCAGTTGCTGCATGCGATGGTGGCGATCAGGTCAGGCGGCTTTATTCCGGTACCGCAGAGGCCAGCAATACGGATGTGGGCCAGTACCGAGGTTTCAGCGTTGCCGTTGCAGACGCCAGGGATGCGGACCTGACATTCGCGGCCGCGTGCCGCTTTGCATAAATTAGCCATGCGTTCTCCTCGCCGCGAGACGCAGCCATTTCTGATCCACCAGGCGGGCGGTGTAATCCTTCATGGTCGGGATGTCGGACGGCTTAACCGCGGGCTTGCGCTGGCGGCGCGCCGGAACGCGGAAGATTTCGTTGGTGATGACGCGGGAAAGTGGAGTAGACATCAGGCCTCCTGCTTATCGCGAAGTTGCTGGTACTCGCAGCCGTTAGGAATAGTCAGGGCCAGGCCGAACTGAGCGCACCACATTTCAACCTTCACCAAAAAGATATGCATTTCACCGGTATCGAGGTCGGCAGTATGGCGTGGCTCCCACGTTGTAGTTTTTTCACCGGTAATGAAATCGGTGTATGTCACCTCTTCGCAGCCGAGATAGGTTTTCTTGAGGTTGCGCTTAACCCACTCCGGAGTCGCGTCGGTACGTCCGGAGCTAACCAGGTACTCGCTGATTTCCGTGTACCACATATGGCTGAGCGCGTTCTGCGACAGGCTGCGCTTCTCGCGCCACGGCTTCACCTGCAGGCGGAAGCATTGCCCGGCATCGAGCAATGGCTGAATCTGTTGGCCGATGGCCGCGAAGTTGCCGCGATGGAGTTTGATGCCGTCTACTGGCAGAGTCATACGGCCTCCTTAACGGAAACCGCAGAATGCAGAAAATCGCAGGTGCATTTCTGCATCTGAGACAAGGTGAGGAGTTCAGATTGTGGTCGCATTTAAGTCCCCTTAAATGCGCAGAAGTCACCGGAGTTGTTCAGGCTCCGATGACATGATTATGGCGGGTTGATTATGGAAAATCAAAGCTAATCGTTAGAGACAAGTATGTTCTGAAATGCCCAGCCATCCGGCTTAGGGACATTGGAAAGAATCGAATGAATTAAATCCCCTGCGGAAAGAAGTAGAGCTTCTTGCCCCTCGAGAAAATAACGCCATTTAGGTCCATGGAACAGATTGTTCCGCAACCTGAAACAAACGAATAAGCACACCGCGAGCTGAGCCTCAGGATCGGTTGTCATCGCTTGCATGGTAGAAAAATATTCATCTCGCGCCTTTTGAGTGGTGTGGCGTTGTTCTCCGCAAAGACTTTCAAATTTGCTTCTATCATTCACGTAGCGCTCTGAAAAAAACTCGTAAGTACACTTGATAGTGCTCAGATCCACTACCTTCATTTCCAAAAGACGCTTAGCGTATTTCGCGCTTTTCCCTTGGCTTCCAGCGCAATTAAGAAGTAGAGACTCGAAAAACGAGAAGTACAAAAAATAACGGTTAACGGCGGTGAGGATTTGAGGGGTAATCCTGCCTTCTGCATTTATCAATTCATCAAATTCTGATGAGAAATCCAACTTGTTATCATTTGCCATTTTGTTCTGCCATTTCTTGATATCGAGAATCAGTTGCTCTTGGTAATGACAGGCTTTGCTCGCGGTAATGGCGCAACCGCTCAAGAAAGTAATCCCGTAAATGCTCCGGCTGCTCACGCATCACCATCTCAGCGATAACCGGCATGTTCAAGCGCTCTTTGTACGCAACTCCCGAGGCTGCCAGGTCAACGTTAACCCTGTCGCTCTCTTCCTGCGGCTTTACTGCAATGTTCCAGTGAGACATAAAAATCCCCTCGATGATTTGAGGGGATTATAGGTCAGGCTCCAATTTGTTTCGTCTTACCTCACCAGGGATGATTAATCCTCATAGTCGGAATACTGGCTTCGCCGTTCTTCGGCTCCATCCTCGTACCCTGACTCAAAGTGCCCTTGATAGTCGTCTGATTTGTAGTAACGCTTAAATGCTTCTTTTGGCAAGCCATAAAATCCTGCATGCTGGCCTAGCGATAAAAAAACAAAAGGAGTTCCACCGCCCTCGTACTCCGCTCTGGCGAGGCAATACCCAACCATGAACTCATCTTTGAACTGTGAACCTTCGAAGTCAGACATCTTTTCCTTTCCGTAGGAGGCTTCTCCGGCCTTGTACCCGTTATCAAAAATTTCTGACATACATCTATCCCCAAGTTGACAGTTTATCTATGTAACATACAAATCATCTGTTCGAACTTCAACGCATAAGTAGTCAACATGCTAGTTGTGCCTACAATTTTTAAATCATTGCCAAATAGTAGACCGTCAATGCTCTGCCCATGCAGCGCCTGTTTGTTGATGTTGCTCATGACTGCACTCCTTTGCTTAAATGGGCGGCGAACTCATTGAGCTCGTCAAATACGTATCCGCTCTCCCAGCGCTCGGATGCAGCATCTTCAATAGCATTGGCCCGCACTTCAGCTATGAAAGCGTCGGTGCCCGGGGTTTTGATTTTCTTCGCTGCGGCCTCAATTTTTTCTTTCGTTTCGCTACCAATTTCGCTTGTGCCCAGTTTTCCGATGAAGCTAACGATTTGGTCAGGAAACTTCTTCAGTCCCGCATTCTCCGCAGCCAGCGCCGCGCATCTGGCTTCTAATTCGGCAAGCTTCTGCTCGTTCTGAATCGCAACCTGGTAAAGTTCTTCAAGCTCAGACATTGAGGCCAGAAGACCGTTGTGCTTTATCATTTCGACCAAATTTTTAATACTCAAACCCCTACCCTCCCCCAAACCATCAATACTCGCTTCATAGCCGGACTGTTGCGGCACTCCTGGCAGATCACGTTTACCGACTCAGCACGGCGACCGGCTTTCTTTTTCGGCTTCGCAAGCGAATAAACGCGATGACCTTTTGGTCCTTCAAACTTCAGCTCGCCCGCGTTAACCATCACCGAAATAACGCTGGATATGCTTCTATAGGTGGCCCCCATGGCCTCAGCGATTTGGGAGGCTCCCAACTTATTGCCATCACTCAGTACCGACATGATGCGCGCCGGATAGCTGTTCTCGCTTTGTCGGCGGGCCTCTACGCTGCGGTAACCACCCTTGATTGCACGGTCCTTCAGGTAATTTGCTCCAGCGCCTTTAAGCCATTCCTGATAAGACGCTTTACTGGTGAAGTAGCCGAAGCCCGCCATGCTGAAAATCATCTCCAGGCCACGCAGTGCTGCGACTTCCCGATCCAACCCCTTACCACTAATGCCAATCACCACGATAAGGTCAGCGCGCTTAACAGGCTGGTTAGCGGCCACGTAATCAACGATGCGTTGTTTTAAGCTGTCCATCTCACACCATCCCGTTCGACTTGTTGCGGTTGTACTTGGCCTGAAGCAGTTGGATCGGCGTAGGACCATGCTGGGCAACTGGTGCTGCAATCGCCCGGCGTACCGGCGGTACTGGCTTACCCTCGGTGACGCGCTTCTCCCACATGTCCAGCAGGTCGCCCGCTTCGCACGCCAGCTCACCATGCGTTAACTGGCGCTCAGTGCTGCGGTGGCGCAGTTCGACGCAGATGTGATACATGACCGGCTGCGACCAGGGGAATTGCTCGCTTGAGGTGAACTCGAACGAACGGTTTCGCCAGTCCCAGTATTCGGCAATCACCTGGTCAACGTTGACGCCCAGCGCGCCGCCGCTCTGCTTGCACCAGGCGACGAACTGGCCCGGCGAAGGCAGGAATGGGCGCTCCTGTCGGCGGGCAACGCGCATACCGGCATCAACCTGTACCATGGAGTGGATTCCGTTCTCCTGAAACGCCAGCAGCCACTGACGGCGGAATTCGTTCAGGTCGTCCTGAGTGCGGAAGTTCGCCATGCTTGCCGGGAACGCGGCGCGCAGCTCGTTGAACAGCTTGTTGAATACCTGCGCCACCTGTTCGACCGGGGCGCGCTCCTGATACTGCTCTGGCAGGTTATGAGCTATGCGACTCATCTGCTCGCGGTCGTGGTTACGCATCTGCTCTGCAAGAGATTTCATCGAATCACCTCATAGGCCCAGTCAGTGTTGTTGAAGTCCAGATCCGGCTTACCAGGCTCTTCGCCTGTCTGCTGCTTGTTGCGTTTGATATCGAGCTGAGTCCACTTGTCGCGCAGCGTGGCTGGACACAGCACATTGCCCTTCCAGAACTTGTCGTTGCACGCCCACTTGAACAGGGCAGCGATTTCGTAATGGGTGCGATCGTCACGTTCGCGCATCAGTCGGATGTCGTTAGCCCAGCCTGCGAAGTTTGGTTTTTTGGCAGATGGCGAAATGTTCTGCACCATGGTGAAAAGCCATTCAGCGCAGCGTAGGTCTTCAGAGTTACCCCACTTCGTGCCGCTCTGGATTGCCGCTTCAGGCTTTATGACAGGAGGTTTCTTTCCGAGCTTGTCAGAGGATTCGTCAGAATTCTCGGACGAAGATCTTTTAATACTGTTCTTGTTCTTGTATTGGGTGTCTACCGTTTTCGGGAAGGTTATTCCTGATTTCGGGAAGGATTTTCCCGTTTTCGGGAATTTTCTTCCCGTTTCCGGTTTGTCTAAAATCCACGCTGAAAGGTCAATATTTACACCGACAATTTTCATCATTCCCTGCTTCTGAGAGAAGATGATTTTGCGCTCAGCGAGTGACTTCAGAGCATCGGAAACATGGGTATCACTCAGGCCAGTAAGCTCTGCGATCACCGTATTTGTAACGCGGTCCTGTTTCTTGTTCCAGCCGTAGGTAAGCCAAATCACCGCCTCGAAACACTGCCATTCCCGACCTGACAATCTCAGGCGAGGCTTAAGCTGCTGGATCTCGTTAGCGACTTTGGTATACCCGTTCGACAGGTCGGCCATACGACCTCCCGTTTTTTCGGTATTGGTTGGGAAATTGATAATTTCAGCAGTATTTGACATACTTACTCCCGTTACTTGGCGTAACACAGTGTTTGGAAGGCCTTTGAAGTGACCGCTTCAAGGGCTTTTTCTTTTCTGGTGCCTCTCACATAACCCCCAGCATCGAAGTGACCATAGTCATCAGCGGGCCTACCTGCTCCGGCATGAGGCGGAACAGCGATGCTATGCCCTCGCTTACCTCTTTCAGCTTCTGATGCTCTGGAGCGTCCAGCAGCACGGCCTGTTTAGCCTCGGCACACTCTTTCATCGCGGATGCGATCAGCGACATCGTGTCGTTCTGCGGCGCCAGCCGGTTGCGAAATTCCAGCGGCAGGACGGCCATGATTGCGGGCGTCAGCTGGCGCACGTTCTCGCGGTACTGCTCGGAGTCGAAACGGTTATCCAGGAAGCGAAACAGCTTCTGGCGCGCCCGGCTGATGTCGTCCGGAAAGCTGATGACAGCCCCGCCCTGCTCCCGGTATTCGTTGATGATCAGCGCCGAGACTACGTCCTGATTGTCCAGCGCCGACGACCATGCACGGACCGCATCGCGGATCTTTTCGTGGTCTGGCGCCGCCTTAGCTTGAGCGCGGTTTATCATCGCTCCCGGGTGTATTCCGGTATTGTGTTGATACGCAAGTGAATGCATTGCTTTCCCTTTCGTGGTTAGGCCGCAGTATCACGCGGCGATGCGAATACCAGGCTTTCTTTGAGGACCGGAGCCTGGCGGTGAAAATTCTTCGTGCCTTTCTCGATAGCAGATGCCATTTCTGGAGATGCCCGGCGATTTCCGTAGGCAATCTGGTCCAGGTAACCTGGCGTCGTGTTAGCCAACTTTGCGAGCTGGGCCCATTCGTCGGTAGTGGCGGCCTTGCGCCAGCGGTGTAGTTCAGTGCTCATTGGTGTCTCCGGGTGAGTCGTTTGATTTGGAGTTTAGCGTTATGCTAAATACTACACAAGCATCATTTAGCAATTTGCACATTTATCATTTTGCTAAAAGCAGTAACAATGCAGGTATGGAAAATAAAGAAATCAGAAAAGCCAACCTGGAAGCGCTGTACGAGAAGCGTCAGCACGAGTCTGGAATGACCAAGGCGCAGTTCGCCGAGCTCATCGAGACAAGTCCGGCTGCGCTTAGCCAGCTACTGGGACCAAACCCTCATCGCAATATCGGCGATAAGATGGCTCGCAAAATTGAAACTGCGCTTAATCTGCCTTTTGGCTGGATGGATGTTTTACACGCCAGTGAGGAATCTTCGAACGTTGCATTTCGAGGACTGAACGAGACAAAAGGAAGTTATCCTGTAATCAGCTGGGTAAGCGCGGGGCAATGGATGGAAGCTGTAGAACCTTATCACCGAAGAGCGATAGATCGCTGGTATGACACGACTGTTGACTGCTCAGAAGATTCATTCTGGCTGGACGTTAAAGGGGATTCTATGACCTCCCCGGCCGGACTGAGCATACCCGAGGGGGCAGCGATACTTGTTGATCCTGAAGTCGAACCGCGCAACGGGAAGCTGGTTGTCGCAAAGTTGGAAGGCGATAACGAAGCGACATTTAAGAAGCTTGTAATCGATGCCGGCAGACGCTTCCTTAAGCCACTTAACCCCGCATATCCAATGCTAGAGGTTAATGGAAACTGCAAAATTATCGGCGTTGTGGTTGATGCCAAAATACTAAACATCCCATAACCTCACGCAAACCCCCTCAAGCCCGCCATCGCGCGGGCTTTTTTACGTCCCGAATCCCTGCGCTGTAAATTTTTAATCACTTATTAATCAATACGCTAAATGAAAACCATCAATAATTTAGCATTTTGCTATTGCGGATAATTTAGCATCACGCTAAATTTACCCCATCAAAACGAAACATCGACAGCTGAGCGAAGTTAGCCAGCGGCGGACAGCAAGTCGCCTGCTTCTTTAACAATATGCAGATTTACAGCGTCAATGACCTGTTTAGACCCTTACACGAAAAACGTGCTGTATCACCGGGTGCGATCCGGTCGGTGAGAGAGTATCCCCGCGCGAGAGCGAGAACGGCGTGAGAACGGGCAACACTGGCAGGTAGTTGGCGCTGATTCAACCTAGAGGAGTGATTCCAATGAAGCACTAAGCGGCCAGACCGCACTTTAAAGCCGCAGTAATGATGCGGCACCGAGTCTCCGAGAGAGAGCCAGACGCAGGTCCGAACTGCGACATACCGCTGGTCAGGGTTAATCGAGGAAAAGGGTATGCCGGTAAAGCAGCGCGAACGCCAGACGCGCAACGGTTATGAGCGGCGATGAGCGACATGGTCTCAAGGGCATGAGCCCGGCCACTACGAGAGAGTGGCGAAGATTTACCAGCAGCTCCTGTTAAGGGGTTGCCGTTAAGTCAACAGAACGGATCAAGATATTGTCCTTTAATAAACCAAGGAGAAGTTATGAGTCAGTTTGAAAATGTGTTCGTGTCAGCCAAGAAAATCTCCGGCAACCAGTTAGCGGTTGAAATCAATGTTGAAAAGGCCAAAACATTTAGCCCTTTCGTCCGAGTGGGTATCTCTGCAACTGGGCACTTTGATCGCCGCCCAATGAACATGTTTGGAGGTGTGTTCGAGCAGAACGAGCTTTCTAATGTTGATACTTTCCCGGCCATCATGTGGCAAATCGAGAATTACGGTAACCCACAGTACCCTGACCACCTGATTATCTCTACTAATGGTGAGTTTGGTGATTTTCTGGAGTTGCATGTTATCGACCTAATTCAGCAGTTCAACGAACCAGCCGAAAGCTTCGTTTTAGAGGTCATTGACCTTACGAAATAACTTTATCCAAAGGTCGCTTCGGCGGCCTTTTTCATACCTCAGTCGCTTCACAGAGGCGGCTTAGTTATGACAACCGGCGGCCATCCACCGCCCATTGAAACACTGAATAAATGCGTTGAAGTCTTATATTAACCGTTCCGTTCGCCGCGATAAGGCTTGAGAGTTAATCCACTTAACTTATTTATATCCTCTAAGTTTTTCTTTGAGAAATCCAATACAGAATAAATACTGATAACCCAGTAATGGAGGAGGCAATGAGCAGCACAGCATACATTTCATTTTGTTTTTTATCGGTCGAAACACCAAACTTTACTAGAAAATATGCACATAACCCAAAACAAATCGAAATAAAAACTTCTGAATGAAATTTCAATGCATCAATCTCATCCTCTGAATCCTTAATATTAGCAATTAAAGCACCTAGCCATAAAAAAAGGCTTATGCAAACAGCGAACTCTCCAATCGCGCGCGGAATTTCAGGAGTGCAAAGCACATCGATTCCCAAAAGAAATAGAATTGCAATTATACATCCTAGCAGTGGTCTTAGTTTCATATTTAACTCTGTCATTTATTTATCCCACTAATTTATTACATATAACCTCTATATATCAATCCCCAACAATAATAGCTTTCATAAATCATGTAGAAGATCTTGAGGGAATTCGAATGAAAAATAGTTTAATTCATCAGGCCCAGCGACTCGCGTCGTTCGCGGTACTCCATCGCAATGCTCCGGCGTGGGAAGAAGCAAAGCTCCTCTACGCCCTCGCCATCGGGAGGATGCTTCATTGATGGAAACTTTATTCGCGCTCGTCCTGACCGTGGCAATGACCAACGGTGACTATCAGGATGTCATTCTCGGCGTTTACGACAGCCCGCAGGAATGCAGCCAGGCTGCTACAGAGCAGAAAGTAACAGCTGGATACTGGCCGGTAGAAAGCATTTTCCGCAACGGCGAGTTCCCGGCGAAATCCATCGCGCAGCAGTAACCACCCTATTCAACCGATCGGCCTGGCTAAAAGCGGGCGGGATCTGCACATCCAAATTTCAGGAGTTCAGCCATGAACGCATACCTCACTTACGACCGCATCGAAGATCGGCGCTGGGCTGAGCATCAGCTCACCGACGAGAAAGAAAAGTGGATCGACGATCGGGCTAAAGAACTGATCGCCATGTTCCCTGCGAAACCTCTGGAAATGAGCAGCTTGTTCCTGCCCCAGGAAGCCCAGTTTGCGCTTATCGGAGAAAAGGCCGAAGAGGCATACAACGAATACATTTCGGCCTGCGCATATGCCCGCGCCGAAGAAGAATGGCAGCGCCAAGCACCCTGCCCGTTCTAAGGAGTGATTATGAGCTTAACCCTTGTTGATTTCGTCAAACAACAGGAGCCGCTATTCACTAAGGCGGCCACTGACGAGAGGATGGTATGGGCGAAGGAAAGCCAGTTCGCTATCCAGCTTTTTCAGAACAACGACTACCTCGCCAAAGTTGCATTCCAGAACCAGACAAGCACGCAGAACGCGATCGTCAACGTTGCGGCAATCGGCATTTCGCTAAACCCAGCTCAGAAGCTGGCTTACCTGGTTCCGCGTAAAGGGGCTATTTGCCTCGACATCAGTTACATGGGCCTAATGCATATTGCGCAGCAGTCTGGCGCCATTAAGTGGTGTCAGTCGGCAATTGTTCGCAGAAACGACCAGTTCCGCCGCGAGGGGCTAGATAAGCCGCCGATACATATCTACAACGACTTCGATACCGAAGAGCAGCGCGGGGACATCGTGGGCGCGTATGTAACGGTAAAAACTGATGATGATGATTACCTCACCCATACGATGCGCATCGATGCCATTTATTCCATCCGTGACCGCTCAGAAGCATGGAAGAAGTACAAATCTGACAACAGTAAAAAGTGTCCATGGGTCACTGACGAAGAACAGATGATCCTCAAGACGGTCGTGAAGCAGGCAGCAAAATACTGGCCGCGCCGTGAACGCCTGGATGCCGCCATAGACCACGTTAACACCGAGGGCGAAGAAGGTATCAACTTTACAGCAGAGCGTCAGCCTGAGCGCGATATAACGCCGCTTAGCGAAACCACGCAGAAAGAGATTAACGACCTGCTTGTCTCCTTGGATAAGACATGGGATGCCGATCTTCTCCCTCTCTGTTCACGCATTTTCAAACGCCCTATCTCGCAGCCAGCCGACCTAACAGAAGTGGAAGGTATTAAGGCTCTCGGGTTCCTCAGGCAAAAGGCGGCAGCATGACACCAGAAATTATCCTGGCCCGGACCGGTATCGACGTAACTACTATCCAGCAAGGCGACGAGGCATGGCATCGGCTGCGCCTCGGCGTTATCACCGCCTCTGAAGTGCACAACGTCATCGCCAAGCCAAGATCGGGAAAGAAGTGGACAGACATGAAAATGTCCTACTTCCACACGCTGCTCGCCGAGGTATGCACAGGCGTTGCGCCAGAGGTTAACGCCAAGGCGCTGGCCTGGGGCAAGCAGTATGAAGAAGACGCCCGTGCTCTCTTCGAGTTCACCACCGACGTGAAAGTAACGGAGTCTCCGATCCTGTTCCGTGACGAGAGCATGCGCACTGCGTGCTCTGCTGACGGCCTGTGCAGTAACGGATTTGGCCTCGAATTGAAATGCCCGTTCACCTCCCGCGACTTCATGAAATTCCGCCTTGGCGGTTTCGAAGCCATCAAGTCTGCGTATATGGCCCAGGTGCAGTACAGCATGTGGGTGACCGGGAAAGAAGCCTGGTTCTTTGCCAACTACGACCCGCGCATGAAACGCGAAGGTATTCACCACGTCGTCGTTGAGCGGGATCCGCAATACATGACCGATTTCAATGAAATGGTGCCGGAGTTCATCGAGAAGATGGACGAAGCGCTGGCGGAAATCGGCTTCACGTTCGGGGAGCAGTGGAAATGAAACGCACCCCCTTCTACCGCAGACCCGGGCGAACCGGGCAATTCTCCGGCCTCCGTGAGCGCGTTATCTGGATGATTCAGACGCGCGGACGCCCGGTCACCGGCAGCGAAATCGCTGAGAAGTTTGGCGTAACGCTCATCGAATTTAACCGGGTCGCCAACGGCATTACCCGCGGCGCCGGACAGATAGCGCAGATCGTTGAGTCGAAAAAATGGCTCAACGAGGACGGCATTTGCGACCGGACATTCGACCTCGTCACGAAGCCGAAGGTTGTAACGCCACAGGGTAAATCGCGGCTGTTCACCCGGCGTGCCATTGAGAAATCGCAGGAAGGCAGACGGCAGGAGTGTATAGCGCGTGCCGCACGCCGTCGCCGCCTGATTGCTCAGGGCCTCTACATCGACGAAATGGAGTCCATCCTATGACTCACGCTCACGATGACATCAGGGTTGGCACACTATGCCTTCCCTTCATTGCTAACGGCTGGCTAATGCCATGGGGTGAAGTGGTCAGCAATCCATTAAAGGCGCAGCGGCTCGCTGAGGAATATCGGGAAAGACAGGAGGCGACATGAAATACGGAAGCGTGTGCAGCGGAATCGAGGCTGCCAGTAAAGCATGGGAACATCTCGGCTGGAAACCAGCCTGGTTCTCTGAAATCGAACCCTTCCCCTCAGCAGTCCTCGCCCGCCACTGGCCGGAAGTAACCAACCTCGGCGACATGACCAAAATCGCCGATGAGGTGCGCGCTGGTAATGTCGAGGCGCCTGATATTCTGGTGGGCGGCACGCCTTGTCAGGCATTCAGTATCGCAGGTTTGCGTGAAGGCCTGTCTGATGACCGCGGCCAGTTAACCCTCTCTTACGTGGAATTAGCCAATGCAATCGACGCAAAGCGCCGCGAACGCGGTGAGCCAGAAGCAATCATCGTCTGGGAAAACGTCCCCGGCGTGCTCAGCAGCAAAGACAATGCCTTCGGGTGCTTTCTGGCAGGGCTTGCCGGAGAAAGCAGTGAGTTGCAGCCAGCAGGGGAAAAATGGACGCACGCAGGTTGTGTGTCTGGACCAGAAAGGGTTATCGCCTGGCGCGTCCTTGATGCTCAATTTTTCGGAGTGGCCCAACGACGCCGCCGTGTGTTCGTTGTCGCAAGTGCTAGAAAAGGATTCGATCCCGCAGCGGTACTTTTTGAGCTCGACAGCGTGCGCCGGGATTCTGCGCCGAGCCGAGAATCGCAAAAGGCTGTTGCCGCCCTTACTGCACGAGGCGTTGGAACGTGTGGCGCAGACGACAACCAGGCACAAGCTGGACATCTGATTGCTTTTGGCGGTGGCAATACTGCTGGTCATATTGATGTGGCGACCGCCTGCACCGCGCACGGGATCAGATTGGATTTTGATACTGAGACTTTCGCAGTGCACGGCACGCAGGATCCAGATACCAATTGCGAACTGGCGCACACACTTGGCCGCAACAACGGACAAGAAAACGCCTGCATCGCATTTAGCTACAAAGATAATGGCGCTGATGCGACGTCAGATCTATCGCCAACGATTCGCGCAGGAAACCACGATAAAAGCCATGCTAACAGCGGACAGCCTCCTGCTATTGCGTATGCATTCAAGGCCGGACAGGGTGCTAAAGCCGGTGGAATTGGTTACGCAGAAGAGCAATCTCCGACATTAACCAGCGCCAGCAGCGGAACCAACCTTGCACCGGCAGTAATGCATGGTGTGTCCGTACGCCGACTTACGCCGATTGAGTGCGAGCGCCTTCAGGGCTTTCCTGATAATCACACTCTGATCGGCTGGCGCGGAAAGGATGCAGATGAATGCCCGGACGGACCACGATATAAGGCCATCGGCAATAGCATGGCGGTACCGGTAATGCGCTGGATCGCAGAGCGCATTGCAGCAGCTCTGCCAACAGAGAAGCTAAACGGTGATTACGGCGGAAGTAAAACACCGCTCGACCAGCGCGATCTCTGGCGCACTCCGCCCGCCCTCTTCGCTTCCCTTGATGCTGAGTTCTGTTTCCAGTTGGATGCCGCCGCAGCGCCGCTTAACGCACTGTGCAGGAAGTTCATTACCGCCGAGCAGAACACGCTGGAAACGCCGTGGGCTGATTACATGAGCATTCCCGGCTACGTCAGGCTGAACCCGCCATACAGCGACATCATGCCGTTTATTAAAAAGGCCGCTGCCGAGAGCGCCAATCAGATCGGCACGGTCATGCTGGTTCCGGCAGACACATCGGTTGGCTGGTTCAAGGAAGCTATCCAGACCGCCAGCGAGGTTCGCTTCATTACCGCCGGACGGCTGGCATTTATCAACCCGGTCACCGGTAAGCCGGTCAGCGGTAACAACAAGGGGTCGATGCTCATCATCTGGCGACCGTACCCGCGTACACACTGCCACTTCGCAACTGTGGACCGGAACGAGCTGATGGCTTTCGGGGTGAAACTTCTCGCCCGCCGGGAGGCCGCATGACGCCAGAAACAGACAACGCCATCCGCTCGGCCTGCCGCCGCTGCACCGAGGAAATCCAGCAGGCCATGCGCAAGAAGCCAAAGCCAAACTGGAACGATACGGTGCCTCCCATCATCAACAAGCATCACAAGAAAATTGAAGCTCTGGGAGTTAGCCTCCTGGAGTTCGTCGTCAAAACTGGCCGCCTTAACGGGCGGTTTGGAGCCGAACAATGACAACAAAAAAATGGGGTCATAACGAGCTTGCTCATGACCTTGCAGAGCATTTACGCCAGAACACAGCACGCATCTGCTGGGAGGACATGCAGCTAGGGCCCGCCGGAACGTGCCGACCTGATGTCTACTCTATTGCTCACAGCTACAGCAAGTTCTGCCCTGTCGTCTATGAGGTCAAAGTCAGCGTAAGTGATTTCCGGGCTGACGTTACAGCAGGCAAATACACCAAATACTTCAACTACGCAGGCGGCGTTGTTTTTGCAGTTCCTGAAGGCATGCTCAAGAAAAGCGACATCCCAGATGGTTGTGGCTTAATGATCCGGAAGGAAACTGGATGGCATACCCTCAAGGGGCCGACAATGCGCCAGATTGATACCCTTCCTCGCGATGCCTGGATGAAGCTGCTTATGGACGGCATGACCCGGCAGGCAGAGAGAACCCAAATAAAAAGCCGCGTAATCAACACCTACCTCAGCGACCAAAAACTAATGAAGCGACATGGCAACGAAATCGCCGATCTTGTTTGTCGAGCGCATCGGTCGAAGGAGCGCCTTGAGCATCACATTAGGGATAACGATGAAAGGCTGAAGAACCTGCGCCAGGAAAGTGAAGAGGAGTTGCAACGCCGACGTAAGCGCCGGGAGGAGTCGGAGGAAAGGTTAACCGACGCTCAGCAAGATCTGGCGAAAGCGCTAGGCCTCGACCGGAATGTCCCTATGTATGTTCTGACAAGGACGCTATGGGAAGCAATGCGCCGACTGACCGAGGATGAAGAGATAAAGAGGCTGCGTGGAATATTGTCCAACCTTGAGCGCACGCTGAATGACGGTCTGAAACCATTACCCGGGGAGAACGCCGCATGAACAAAGCCTCGCCCGTTGATTTGAGGGAGAGCCTCGAAATCTCCAATCATCTGGCGCACATCGGGATTCGCTTTGTGCCGATCCCGGTGGCGACCGAGGAAGAGTTCCAGACGCTGGCCGCCGAGCTATCGCGGCGTCTTGAGCAGATGGCGGTCGAAGCCGAGAAGAATGAAGGCGGTGCAGCATGAAAGCACTAATCACCCGGGAGCTAAGGCTCCCTTTTTATTGCTGGCGTTCACCTTCAACCGTATTAACCGACATTTCCGGGAGCATTGACCATGGACATAATCGACACAGCAGCAGAAATTGAAGAGCTTCAGCGTAACGCTGCCCTTTCCGTTCACCGAATGAACCGTAACGCCGTATCAGCAGAGCATTGCGCGGAATGTGACGAGCAAATTCCCGAGCCTCGGCGCGCTGCCGTTCCCGGCTGCCACACCTGCGCGGAGTGCCAATCCGTCATTGAGCTGAAGAATAAGCAGAGGGGGCTGTAAATTACCCTCACCCCTTTTTTAAACAGCAGTATTTACGTCCTTCACGGTGTCAGCCTAATATTTGTTAGTTTGTATTCAGGAGATCATAAGATGAACGATATTATGCTTTTTGGTGCTGGACATGAAGGCACAAAGAAACAGGTTGAACCCGGGAAAGAATCCTACTACTTCAACAGCAAACCAGTATCATCGCCCACAGGCACTAATATAGTTAGTTATAGTGCAGAGCAGGTTTCATTCCGGGTTAGCACTGTTTATCCAGAAAAAGGAGGTTTTTTGATTGGAGTGCATGGTGAAGAACCTTCAGATAAAACGATAGTAGATGCGATATTTAAGTACAACCCTACCCCGCTAAACTGAAAAAAGTGTACTGAACCGAACCTCGCCCTGGCGGGGTTTTTTATTGGATAAAACTCGCTGCGCCCAGCGTGCGGCGCGAGGAGAGAGCGTGAAAACTTACGAATCGAAGAAGTCACAGGTCAGCAGAAATCTGATCCGGCGGCGGCACGCTGAATGGTCAGAAAAGACCTTCGGTAATGTCGGACCCATCGGACCGCTGAAGCACCTTTCTAAAGAGGCGCGGAAGCTGCAGCAGATCCTGATGACCTAAGTGAATGGGCAGATATGCAGTTTCTACTATGGGACGCACAGCGGCGCGCAGGTATCACCGATGAGCAAATCACCGCGGCGCTGGAAGAAAAGCTAAAGGTGAATATGGCTCGCCAGTGGCCGGAGCCGAAAGACGGCGAGCCACGCCTTCACATCAAAGCATGACGCAACTGATAGCCAGTTATGAGCTGGCTATTGGGTGCGAAAGCACTGCTCCGTTATCCCCCATTTTGCCCGGCTCCGCGCCGGGTTCTTTTTTGCCTGATTTCGATTAATCAACACGTCAACGCGGCCTCGCATATAATGCCTAGCGGCTAAGGAGTTCTCATGGCTAAGCTTCTCAACTTGCAGGAATGGGCTGCTGAGGTCTACACGACTCCACCCTCCCTTTCTACTCTGCGTCGATGGACGCGGGAGGGGCGAATTTATCCCGCGCCGGAGCTGCACGGAAAGGAATATAAGGTTCAGCCTGACGCTATCTACGTGGATCCGCGCAAGAAGAATCTGCGCGCTAAACCGAAACACACCAAACTGCCGTCCGGCGGCACCTTACTGGAGAGACTGACTCATGGCGAAAAGGCCAGTACGTTACGACGCTAACCTGCCCCGTAACCTGACCTATCGTAAAAGAGACAGACTTTACAGCTGGCGCAATCCGGTGACCGGGCAGGAGATTTCTCTTGGCCGGATTGCACGCAAGGACGCTGTTGCCCAGGCCATTGAGGCCAACAACTACATCGACCAGAATTACCTCCCCTCTTCTCTCCTGGAACGCATTAAAGACGTGCCCACCTTCACTGTGGCTGCATGGCTGGAGCGTTACGAGGTAATTCTCGAGCGGCGCGAGCTGAAACCAAACACGATGAAGGTCAGGCGAAACCAGATCGCCACCATAAAGGAAGAGTTCGGGAAAATACCCCTCGCTTCCGTCACGACAAAGGACATCGCCTCATTTCTTGAAGCGTACATTCTCTGCGATAAAAAGAGCATGGCTTCCGGTCTGCGGTCTGTACTGATGGACATCTTCAGGGAGGCGATCGTAGAAGGCCATGTCGACAGGAACCCGGCTGAGCCGACGCGAACGCCGGCGCCGAAAGTTAAGCGAGAGCGCCTGTTGCTCGAACAATTCACCATCATCCGCCAGGCCGCGTTAACCCATTCTGACTGGGCACCAAATGCATGCGATCTGGCACTGGTCACCGGCCAGCGAAGGGAAGATATCACTCTTTTCAGGTTCAGTGACGTTAAAGACGGGAGGCTTTTTGTTACTCAGGAGAAAACAGGTCACAAACTGGCGCTCCCCCTTGATTTGAGGCTGGACGTCGCAGGACTTGTATTGCAGGATGTCATTGAAAGATGCCGGGTTAATAACCCTTCCGACTTCATGCTTTACTCTCCGGTCCGCCGCGGTGGAAGAAAGCCGGGACCGCTGACTCCTGACGGACTCACCCAGGCCTTTGCAGAAATAAGGGATTCGGTCGGGCTAAAATTCGGACCTAACCCACCTCCTTTCCATGAGATCAGGAGCCTGTCGAGTAGGCTCTACGAAAAGGAGCGCGGAGAGGAATTTGCTCAGCGTTTACTCGGCCACAAAAATTTAACAATGACCAAAAAATACCTGGACGCACGCGGTGCAGAGTATGTTATGGTTTAGACAGGATATGGAATATTCGAGTAATTTTCGGGGGATTTCGTGTTAAGGCTGAAAAAACCCTTGAGAAACAAATAGATAAAAAGAGACCGAATACGATTCCTGTATTCGGTCCAGGGAAATGGCTCTTGGGAGAGAGCCGTGCGCTAAAAGTTGGCATTAATGCAGGCTCAATCGCCTTGCCCTTTAAGAATAGATGACGACGCCAGGTTTTCCAGTCCACAGTAAAAGTGTGCTGAAAAAAGGCGTAAGAGCATCAACAAAAACAAAAAACCGCAGCGCCTTCACAAGCGACTGCGGTTTTTTATTGGAAACCAGAAGGCTAGCAGAGCTTGTCGGCACGCTCGATAAACGGGGCCAGGCTCATCTTCTGACCGGGGCTTGCCGGATCGTCAATCTGAATCACGCTGATTGGCTGCCCGTTGCTTTTGCCGCTGGCGACCTGCTGTTCTGCAATGTCGTTCAAAGGATACTGCACCAGGGTGCTGGGGTTGATCGCGTACAGCGCGTGGCCCGGGCGGCAGGTGAGCATTACCTCTTCACGGTTAAATGCCCATTTGTCTTTACCCACTTCAAAACGGCTGACGGTGATAACCTGCGGCGCGGCCAGCGCGCTTCCCGCACAGGTTAACAGTAAAAGGGAAAGCAGTGTCTTTTTCAT